AACAAAGTAAATATATGCTTGGTGCATTAGGTCAAAAACTTAAAGTTGCCGGACTTAGAGGTGCACCACGTGTTTTTGCAGGAGCCATGTTAAGATATGGAGCAGGTGGTATAGCAGAAGGTATACAAGAAGTATCACAAGAAGCAATAGCTGCAACTAATGAGGGATATTATGGTGCTTTATTAAAAGAACCGGGAGCAGCTATAAAACCAGTATATGGTAGCTTTGCCATGGAAGGTATCAAAGATCAATTTAGTGAGCAAGGTTTTGAAACATTTATGTCAGGATTTTTAATGAGTGGACTTGCGGGTCCATATCAACAGGTTCTCTTCCAAGGGATGCCTTACTTATATAGCAGAAGAAATAAAAATTCTAGACAAGACTATGCTTCACAAAAAGCAGCAGAGGCAGAAGTAATAAACACAGCTGTACAACAAGCTAATGAATCTTCAATGGGACAAAGCGGTGCTGAGACAACACCTATTGAACAAATTCTAAGCCCAACACAAATGATGGCTTCTCTTTCTAAAAATACTATAGATGCACAAGATGAGGCTTTAACAGCAGGTGATAAGTATAATTGGAATAACTATATGTATTTTGGCAACTTTGCCAATCTGTTTCATAAGTTTCAAAATGGAACTATTGCATTACAAGAAGAAGAGCTTAAAGCATATAATGAATTAACTGATGAAGAATTAGTTCAAGCATTTCCTGATGAAGGTAACGCACAGAAGATAAGAGAAAAACTTGTTAAACAACAAGATCTTATTAATAAGTATGGAGAGATGTTTGATAAAAGACAGGATGTCTTTAAGAAAAGATATGAGCCTAAATTATTTACACCAGGTACTAGACAATATAATGATGAAGTAGCACTAAAGAATGCATATAAACATATGGAGATGTTTAGTATGTTTACACAAGGAGCTTTTGAGGATGCTCTACAAAGAAAGACTAGTATAGCTAGTAAACTTTCTTCAACACCATTATTTGGCAAGATGTCTGCTAATGATGTAACTCCTTTATTAGATAGTCAAAGCTTAGAGATTGAGATAGACCGTTTAACTCAAGAGATAGAAGTTTTACAATCTAATCTAAAAAATGTAACAGGGTTATCTGATCTAGATAAAAAAAGAGATAAGAAAAATTTAAAGGATAAACAAACAAGAAAGAAAAGATTAGAGGCTATAAGTAAAGTATACAATTCTAACTTGACAGAAAAAGGTTTCTATGATAGAAGAAAAAAGAAAAGCTTAGCTGGACCTATAAAACTCTATCTAAAGGCTTTAGCTAGTCAACAAGGTACATTTGTAGATAATGATGCTGTAAATGAAGCTATACAAGAGATTATTGATTATGCTACTTTATCTCAAGATGCTTATGCGTTTAATCAAACTATAGATTATTTATTGGATCCTAATAAGATGGAAGACTTAATATCTAGGTCTAGAGACTATTTTAGAATGTTAGGTATAAATAAGAATGCTATTCTTAGAGCACAGATAGAAGATTATATTCTTAAAAATAATCAAAATAGTTTCTTAAATGAATTGGCAAAAGAAAATATTTTCTTAGATCCTAAAGAAGCAAGAGTATTTTTAGAGACAGGAGATGTAAATAAATTAAGGACTTATATATATGCAGGCCGTGTATTGAACCCAACAGTAGTTGAGGATATGAAGATTATTAGTACAATAGTCAATCCTATTATACAAGTATATGTTAACTCAACTTCAGTAAACAAAGTTTTAGAAGAGGCTGGTATAGAAGAAGCTGCTGTAGAAGAATCTTCTGTTGAAGTAAAAGAAACACTTAATGCAGCTGGTATAGATGTAAATATAAAAGACACATCCCAGTCAAAGAATCTACAAAGAATATATGAAAAACAATTTAGAGAATATCAAGCTAATACATTTGGTGATACTCTTTTAACTTTTAATGAATGGAAACAAAGTCCAGAAGGTCTTAATATAAAAGAAGGATTTGATTCACTAAAGAAAATATGGGGTGCTGGTATACAAAAGTTTGATGCTAATGGTAATACAGTACAATTTATTCCTTCACAACAAGAGCTTGATGAAGAGATTGGTTTCCAAGATTTTATAAATAATGATGCAGATACAAATCCTACTGTAAGAGATGTTCTGCAAGAGTTAGATGTAAATATATCTATATATAAAACAACTAAGGCTGCACCATCTAAAGGTGTTATTAAAGAAGGATTAGTAGTTGATTTACAAAAAAGAGTATTAGATGAAACTAATCCAGATGAAACTACTACATATGCTTTACTAGACAAAGATGGTAATTTAATTAATGATAGAATGAAGCAGATGATAGGTACTAATGCTTCAGGAACTTTTAGTGCTTTACAAGCTGCACAAGATGCATTTGATTTATTAGAGAAAGAAGGGTCAGATGGTACTACATTCTTATTTGGTGGTATGGTATTAAGTAGAGGAGTAAGAGTGGTTGATAACCAAGGTAATGTATTTGTAGTTAATACTAATGCTAGAGGTAATCAAACTAATCCAACTGTTATATATTTAGTTCCACAAGAACAATTCTCAGCTAACTTTTATGCTAATAGTCAAGCCGCAAAACAATTTGGACCAGTAAGAGAAGAGGACTTTATAGGTAGATATAGACTTCAAGAAGAAATAAAATTAGAACCATTAGGGCCTAACTTTGCTAAGTTACCACCTGATGAAGTAATAAGAGCATGGCCTCATCAAAATAATAGATATCAAGCTGATGAAGAAAGTAGAGAGTCAGCTGATCAAAGACTAAACTTTTTCATAGGATCTTTAAGTCCAGAGCAAGTAGATAATTTAGTTATATTTATTAAGCCTGGTACACCAAATCCAAATCCTGGATCATATCAGATACCTGGACAAGACACAGAACTAAATAAATTACCAAATAAATATATTTTAGATAGAGGTAATGAATATTCTATAGGGATACAGATTGTAGAACCTGGAATACTACAAAGTTTAAATGCAGCTGCAATAGAGGCTGGAATAACTCCGCTAGCAGATAATGCTAATGGTGTCTTTGCTTACCTACCAAGTAATCAATTTGACTTTAGACAAGATGATGTAGTGGTTTCTCCAGAAACAATGAGTGAAGAGTTTATGCTTAGCACTATATATTTGGGTGATCAGGATCCAAGTAGTGCATTAAAAAGAGTAAGACAGAATTTTGCTACAGCAAAAACTTTACAAGCTGCCGTTAAAAAAGCAATAGGTGATACGCAAGAAGGAACTATAGAAGTTGGTAAGTTACCTGATAATTTAAGTCTTGCAAGTTTCCAAGGGTTTCCAAATTATACAAAGCCAAACACATTTACTGAGATAGCATCTTTACCATTAGATAAAGGTGGAAGTACTTTTGTAGTATTAGATGTAGATCAAATAAGTCTTATTCCTACTATTATAACTAACCTAGAAGATCAAACCGAGCTAGAAGAGATAATTGAAAAACAATTAATTAAGCAAGGTATATTAGATGCAGATGGTAAATTTCAACAAGAACTAACTAACAGATATAATGTTGTGCTAAGACAGCCTAGCGGATTACTAACAGTGGCAACTGCTAGACCAAAGGCTCAACCAGCAGCAGACTTAGAGATTATATTAAATGAATATATAAATGAAGCTCAAAAAGTTTTAGAAACTAATGTTACTAGAGAGGGTAATAAGACAGAAGTCAAAGATAAAAACATAACAAAAGAATTTAATAAAAAACAATCTAAGAAACTATTTATTAAATCTGATGTAAAAGGAAGACAGTTCTTTTTAGATGTAACTCCTTTTGGTAGTATATCTTTATCAGTAAAAGATAAAGTTAAAGGACCGGGATCTCAGATAGTAGGTGCTACTAAGTATGTACAAGTAGGTAAAACAGAATACTTATATAACCAAGATTTTAGTAGAGATGATAAAGGTGAAGTAGAAGTAACTGCAAAAGCAATATTCCAAAAGCTTATTGATAAAATTAACGCACCTTACATAGCAAGAGATGAAAGTCCTATTTTAAACATACAAAACTTTGGTGTATCTATTGCACAAGATGCTCCTGTATCAGATTATTTTTCTGGTTTAGAATCTGCTATAGATTCACAGAATTTTAGAAAGGGACAAAAATTAATTATTACAGCTAATTCAAAAGATGTTCAGGCTGAAGCAGATAAACCTACAATAATAGAAAGCTCTTTTGTAGAACCAGTAGCAACTACAGAAATTGATCAAGTGTTAGTGGAGAAAGATTTATTATCACCAACTAATATGCCTGATCTTGTTTCTGCATGGCTGTTAACTGAGGAAGGATCTTTAGCTAATCAAAGTGCTGCAGAGTCTGCAGGTAAATTTGCATTAGAATATAATAAGAGATTTAGTCCAACAGAAGGATTAACAGAAGAGGAAGTTACAGGAAAGGATATGTTTAATGTAGTTGGTCAAGGATTGGCTGTTATGGAAACTATATTAGATGAGATTAATAGACAGACACTAGCAATAGAAGCAGTCAAATCTGAGGCTAGACTTGAAGAAGCTGTTACCTTAGATACTGTACTAAAACAGATAAAAGAATTAAAAGAAGATATAAAAGCTAAGACAGCATCATTATCAAGTAAAGAAAAGAGACAGGCTTTAAAAGAAAACAAAAAATTACAAGCACTCTATAAGAAGAGAGATGAGTTAAGAAGTGCAAATAAGATAGTTGACAGTAAACTTACTCCTAAAGATATAGAAGATATAAATGTCTTTACTGGTTGGATGGAAACAAACTTACCAGAGTTTATAACTATAGGTGATATTAATGATCTAGGTAATAATCTTAAAGGCAATCAAGAACGTGTAGGTAACTTTATGATTAACATTACTGATATAGCAGGTGGTCTAGATGTTAAAGGTACTGTATATACTGGTGCTAATAATATATTTAGATATCATGAAGCATTCCACGGTGTGTATAGAATGCTATTGACAAAGACTCAACAAGATCAGTATTTAAGTATAGCAAGAAAAGAAAAGCTAGCTGAACTAAGAAAAGAAGGTAAAAGTCTTGCATCTGAATTACAGAAACTAAGAAACTCATGGCCTTCATACAAATCAATGTCTAAGGATAGATTAGAAAGAGAATACTTTGAAGAATATTTAGCAGACAGATTTGAACAATTTAAACAAGATAGAAGAGGTACTAAAACAAATAGTAAGATTAAAGCTTTCTTTAATAGACTTATTGAAATTATTAAAGCTTTAGTAAATAGATTTAGAAGAAATGAACTAAATACATTATTTGAGAATATTGATGCTGGTAAGTTTTCATCAGCATCTATGGCCGTAAATGAATTTACTACTGGTGCCTATGGTGTTAGTGTTGAAGCAAACAAACTGATACCTTATGAAGCACAATATGAGAATAAAGAGGATGGTATTCTTTATATCCCAAGTATTGTAGCTGAACCTATCATAGATACTATGGCAGGTATATTAATTGAAAAGAAATTTAGTTTTGTACCAACCTCAGAAAAACCTACATTTATTTTAGAAGAAGAATTAGATACAATAATAGATGACTTTGCTACACTATATGATGTAGATAGCAAAGAGAACTCTCAGTACAATCAGGATTCACCAGAAAGAATGATGTTAGAGAAGTTAACTTTAGCATTTGAAGACTTTAGTGATAACATTAAAGATTCTGTGATGAATCTTCTTGATATAATAGATCTGCAGTCTGCTCAACAGAATAGTAACAATGAGATAATTATGGCTGACGGACAGGAGTTTAGTTCTGTAGAAGATCTTGGGGGACTAAGAACTGTATCACAGTTTGGTAAAGAAACTTATTTAACAGGAGGTTTTGATAATTTAAGTGCAAGACTAAGACAGTATATAAGTACCGTAACAATGCCAGCAACTGATTACTTTGGAAACATAGAGTTAAGTAATGGTGTGCCTTTTGTACGTCCTGTAAGAGCCAATGTTGTATACAACGGATTATTAAAAGCTTTACAAGGATTAACAGATCCTTTACAAATAATACAAAAGATGCAACTGTTTAGTGAAACAAATCCAGATACAGCTGCTGTAGTGTCAAGTATATTTGAAGATGCTGGTATTATACCTTTAAATGAAAAGGATGAAGTAATAAATGAATTACCTCTACAACTTAAGAATCCTGATTTCTTTAATAAAGTAGTAAAAGCATTTACTAATTTTAGAGTTGAGTGGTATTTCCAACAAAGAGATGATAATGGTAACACATTAATTCATTCAGCATCTCAAAGAGATGACGCAACTACACAAGTAGATAATTGGAGTGAAGCTTATACTAGTAAACTTCAAGAGTGGCAAGATGACCCTAGAAAGAAAACTAGAGCACTTAAGACTTTAGCCAAAGTTAAAAACTCATTACGTCAAGCTAATGAGAAAATTCAAAATAAAACTGTAAATAAATTAGCTAAAGATTTATCAAGAGACTTATATGAAGCAATAGGATTTAGAGTGAGTGTAGGATATATGAGGTTTAGTTTATTAAAATCTAGAGTCAAAAAATTTAAGAATCAAGAAACAGAATTAGCTTTCTATCCTAATTTAGAACCTATTACATATGATCAACTACAAGCTTTACAATCTTTAATTGCAGCTGGTCAAGATCCTTTTGATAAAGGTATTGAAGGAGCAGCTTCAAGAATTAAAACAATAGCACTAAATAATGCTGTGTTAGATGAAACTGTTGGGGCTAGTGTATTTAAAAACTCTAATGGAGATTTAGTAAATTCACATCAACAGCCTACTTATCATTTGGTTAAAACAAAAAAATTAAATTCTGTAGAGGAAAGAAATAGACTTAAAGAAGATCCTTTCTTAAATAATAATTATTTACTAAACTCTCAAGCATTTAATGCTTTGGCAGATAATCAACAGATTAAAATATCAAGAGTATCTGGTACTAAAATATTAAATCAATTAAGCACTGAGCTTGATCCAAATAGAAGTAGTGCACTTAAGACAACAGACTTTGGTAAATTTACTCCAGGAGAGTTTATTATAAGTAATATAAATCTTTATCTAGCTAATTTAAACTATCTTACAGATAACGTTAGTAGTTTTGTATTAGTAAAGGACCCGGTATCTGGTATAGAAACAGAAGTAGCATTATCTCCTGTACTTAATAGAGTTATAGAATCTTCAAACACTGGGGATCTTACTACATTGCCTATTATAAAAGCTATAGAAAAGGTCAAAGGAAAAGATGTAATAACTTCTGAAGCTTTAGATGTATTCTATGATTTTGTAAAAAATGAGTATAATAGAATTGTTAGAGAAAGAAATGCAGATGAGTTAACACAAAGTGTACAAGGATATAATTTAGAAGATTCTGAAGTAACTCCAAGAGGATTTACTTTTGCTAATAATGATTACCTTCTAGAGCCTGCAACAAAAGTAGCGTTAGAGGGTCAAGCTAAAGGTGAGCCTATATCTTTTGAACAAGCACTTAAAAACTCTGGTCTTAGTGTAACACAATTTAAAAATCAATTAAGAAAAAAATTAGGTGAAAGATATTTACTATTTAAAGATTTAATTGATTCTAATAATGTAAGAGAAAAGATAGATAAAAGAATTAGATTTGGTTTAAATGAAAATGCTATTGATAATGGTGTTGATGCTTTATATAATCTAAGACAAAATGATGAAGAGTATAACTTGAAACAAATATTTTTAAGTAATGCAATTAATGTAAAATCTTTAAATGAATTACTATTAGGAGATCAAGCAAAAACTTTAAAGAATTTTAATGATAAAACAAAAAGAGCTAAGGCACAGAATGGTGCTGGATTATCAGCATATACACCTTTTATAGATCCACAGAAAGGTATTAATCATGCAACAGATAAAATAAATTTAATTACTATTAGTGAACCAACGTCTATATCAAGTATAAGTGGACAATCTATTGATAATGCAGATGCACAAATGTGGATTACTGTAAAAGCATTTAGACATTTCTTCTTTGGGTTTGGTATGCTATCAGATGCACAAGCTCAAGCATTAGACAAAGTTCAACAAGGTGAAAGATTAGAATGGTCTGAGATACAAAATCTTATTGATCAACAAGGGATGATTAACTCTAAGAAGCTTGTTTATTTTGATGGAGAAACATTCTTAAAGATGTCAGCCTTTGTACTTACTCCTGAACTTACATCAAAGAGAAATGCAGATGGCTTATTTGTAGCAAAACCTAATGCAGTTTCTTTACATAACTTAAGAGTTAGACTAGAAGCTTTAGAAGAGGGTACTGAAACTGTTTCTATTGCGGCACCATTAAGTGCAATTAAAATGTTAAAGCAAGATATAATTCCTTATCAAGAATTAAAAATGCCTGAACCAGGTTTCTCACAGGAGAGTTCAACTTTATCTGCACAATTTATGAGACTTCAACAAATAAATCCTTCTAATAAGAAAAAGATTACTGAGTTGAGTCAAATGAAAACATTAATTACTAATGAACAATCTCCAAGGTTAAGTAAAAAGATAGAAAGATATAATGATCTAATATCACAGAGACAAAGAATGAAGTTCTTTAATAAGAGAAATTTATCATTTGATGAGAATAATAAATTTAATCCTGTTTTATTTAGTAAGTATGCAGTCAATTCATTAAAAGCATCACAGGTTAATTCAAATATAATTGAGTTCTTTAGTTTAGATAAGTTTAATCAACCAAAGTATAATTTAAATAACCCATATACAATTGCTAAGTTTGAGCAATTATTCTTATCATACTTTAGTCAAGATGTATTTCAAGAGAAAGTACCTGGTACTTCTTTTGCATTAGTATCATCTTTTGGTTATCAAATTTATAGACGTGTGTTTAGTGTAGACAGTAACGGTATTCCACAAAGACAAGAAGTTTTAAGAGCAAGTGTGGTTGACAGAACAAATATACCAGTTGATACACGTACTGCAGAAGATTTGGTAGGTATAGATATTCCTAAAGAAGGGATTGTAATACTTGACCGTTTAAGATATAATATGCCAGAGTATGATGATAGTGGTAAGGCAACAGGAAATAAATATTCAGAAGGTATCTACCCTCCACAGTTTGAGTCTGTTTATAGTTTACAAGACACTGATCAATCAATTCCAAAAGTAGTAAGTGATATGTTTACAGTACGTATACCTAGTCAGGATAAACATTCTGCTATGGGTGTAAGAATGGTTGACTTTTTACCTGCTTTCTATGGATCTTCTGCTATGTTTGCAGATGAGTTAGTAGAAATAGCAGGATCAGATTTTGATATTGATGTTGGATATTCTCAAAGAAAAGATTTTTATGTAAGAGATAAAGAGTTTATAGAGTATGGAAATAACTATGAGGATTATGTAAATTATATAAACAGAGAAGTAAAAGAAGTAGGTACAATATATAACTCAGCATTAGAACTGTATAACTTGCAAGGATCTTTAATTGAAGATTCATTAACAGATATAGAAGATACATCTGCTGAGACAGCAGGGTTTAGTAGAGAATCAATTGGTGCTTTACAAGCATTAAGTCTACCAGTAACAAAACAACAATTCAATGAGTTTATAGCTGAGAATGGTTATGCACCATATGATGCACCTATAAATAATGAAATAGTAGATATCAGAAGAGAGTTAGTAGGCAATAAGGAAATGACATCTGGTGATATGATTGCATATAGTCCAGCTAACTTAGATATTATGAAAGCAGCATGGGAAACTCTTTCAAGTGAAGCTTTTGTTCCTTCTCTAAAATCAAGAGAGATAGTTGACTTACAAAATATAGATGACATGGCTGGTCAAACAATAGCATTCACTAATAATAAGGGTGCATCTATTGGGTCTGTTGTAAGTCCAAACTTGTATTTAAGTCTTATTGTACAAAGAGGAATTCTTCTTGATAGACAATCATTTAATTTAGATGGGGAATTCTATAGTACATTTAAGGGTTCTAAAACTAAAGATGGAGCTAGAAAACAAGATATTATATCTTCTGTGGTTACTATGATGACTGACAATGCTAAAGAATATTTTGTTGCTAAGTTGGGTTTAAACTCACATGCTACACGTATGCTTACTAATATGATAGCTATAGGCGTACCATTAAATACATCTTTATTGTTATTAAATAATCAGTTTATCCAACAACAATATACAGAAATAGCTAATAGTGATATAGCTACTAAAGGTATAAAAGGACGTGTAGATGATCAGCTGGCAGAGCTTGAAAAAGTAAAAGCTTTAGAGCCTACACAAGAAATACTAATAGCTGGTGTAGATAATATGAGTAATTTGACTGCTGGTCAACAGAAAGGTATCTTAAGTGTATTTAAAAATATAATGCGGATAAGTGATTTTACTGCTAAATTAAATAGTGTACTAAGTTTAAATAATGGTTTAGGAAAAGACATGTTAAGATTAGACAAGAGAAAATCTGATATAAATGACATGCTGGAAGAGGGAAGAGATGAATTACCATTGTTACAGTTTGGTTCAATATTTAATAATACATATTTAGGAGAGTTGCGTAAAATGTTTGATAATCTTTATGATGATTTATTACCAAACGTTTTCTTAACTAGAACTAATAAATTTAAAGTATCTGAGATTAATTTGCTTGGAGAGTTAAATCAACAGGCACTAGAGTTTAATCCTAATTTAAGATCTAAAGTTAGAAAAGATATATTAGCATACTTTACTATACAAAATTATATAAATCAAAAATTAGATAGTGATGCATTCTCTGTAGAGGGCATGAATAATAATTTAATTTATCCTTCAGCAGATAATAAATTAAATACTATTATAAGTGCAGTAGAAAGGCTTAAGAAAACAGATCCTGGAAATTTCTTTTTAGAAAACTTTATAACTACTTTACCAGCACAAGCAAAACAGAACTTTGCTGGTATAAATTTAGTAAGATCAAATAGTTGGAGAAGATTGAATAGAATTCAAATGTCTGATTTACAAACTTCATTTAACAAATTGTATAATAACTTAGATACAAGAAAAGATGCTAGAAAGATTATAGCATATATTTTTGTAAAAGATGCTATGCAATTAGCTCCTGGTTCTTTGATACAAGCTTTAAGCCCATATGTATTAGAAGACTACTTACAATCTATACCTCAGAATCTAGATAACATACCAATGGTAGGAGGAGAGTTTATTAGAAATTATTTATCTGCAGCTTCTTCTCAAGATTTATTAGCAATAAAGAAACAAGACAATAGGGTAGAGGATATGCCTATTGTATATAAAACATTAAGCCCTACAGATCCTATAACTGGTGAAAGAAAATCAATTACCTATAGAAGATTACAAGAAGAAGATATTGAAGGTATAGAGACAGCACAACAATTAGTACAATCTAATGAATATTACACAGATGCTAAAGTTGTAGACATAAAAGGTTCTCCTCTTCAGAATGCTATAGGTTTTATATTTGGTGATGTACCATTGACTAAAGATTTAAGAAAGTCTAATTCACAAATTAAAAATGATGAGGGGTTAGACATGAGTCAGAACTTTGCAGATGCTGCAATTGAGCAGGATATACAAGAAGAGGCTTTAAGTAATCCTTCTTTCAACACAGTTTATAATGGAGAAGATATAATTATTGAAACTGCAGATGGTACGCAAGTAAATATAGATGATGTAAATAAGCTGGCTAGCTTAGAGGCAGATTTTCAAGCTGCAACAGATGAGTTAGGTATAGAAGAAGTTGGAATCATAGATGATAATATTGTACCTCCTATAACTGAAAGTGTACAATTGACATTAGACTTATTAAGTGAGACAGATCCAGCAGTTGGTTATCCTGAAATAACAGAATTCTGGGATAATAATATTGAGTCTGGTGAATTTTCAATGCAAGTAGAAGCATTTAAAGAGCAAAATAATGTGAATACTCTAGAAGATTTAATAGATTTGTATGAAAATAATCCTAATTCTTTTTGGTCAAAGCCTGAAGATCTAATAGAACAAATTAAAAGATGTAATTTATAATGAAGTGTCCTAATAAAAATACAGTTAAGTATAAAGCTTTACTAGCAGTTTATAAAACAGATTTGATGACAACTAACGTAATTCAAAGCTGGCAACGAGCTACAGGTAGTGAGGCTATTCCAACAGTAACAGAAGCAAGAAACTATGCTTCAGAAAAAAGAGCTTTACATAATTTAAAGCAAAGAGAATTTGGTGAGTCATTATTAAATAATCTAAGAAGAGAAAGAATTATTCATAGTTTTCAAGGTGCTTACTATATTAATAATACAGAGCAAGGAGTTGATGCTATTAGACCTAGTGATGATCTAGTTAAATCTAATATCAAAAGACTGAAAAGATATTTAGAAATAAATAATTTACCTGAGTCTTCAATAAAACTAGACAAGACACCTAAGACTTTTGCTGTTACTGTTGATGCATCTTTGTTTTCTGCTAAAGATATGATTGAGAAATCTAGATCATGGGACATGACTAGAGCAAGGCATGTAGTTAAACATTTAGTTAGACTATTCCCTGGTGTTAATGTAAAACTTTTATCACCAACTCAAGCACAAAAACAATATGATAACTTACCTAAGTGGCAAAAAGCAAAAGTTCCATTTGCCAACATAAACTCTTACTTTGTTAATAATGAAGTAGTGCTTGTCAAAGGTAGAGTTACTGATGAAACAGCAATAGAAGAAGTATTACACCCCTTTATAGAGGCGGTTAAGGTTGATAATATACCATTGTTTGAAAGCTTATTAAAAGAAGCCAAGACAAACTTTCCTGAGATGACACAGCAAATAGAGGATGCTTATAACTCTAAAAGAAGAGTGAATGCTGAAGAAAGAGAAATGGAGATAGTAACTCAAGCATTGAGTAGACACTTCAATAAAGAATATGAAGAGGCTCCTACACAATCATTTAAAGATGTAATAGGAAGATTATTAGAGTGGTTTAGAAATATGATACAAAACTTCAACCAATATCTAACGGGAAGAAGAATACCTGTATCTAATATTAATCCAAATGCTAGCATGTCTGACATAGCAAAACTGTTAAATACCAATGGTATTAGATTTGAGATAGGTAGAAAACCAAATGGAAGAGTTAGATATAGTTTATCTGATGGCAAACAAGCAATAGTAAATCAAGCTAATGCTGTAGCTTCTACTGATCAACAGCGTATAGTAGTTAAAAATTTGTTTCAAGCAGTACAAGAATCTAAAAATGAATCAGATACTTTGGCAGGTACTAATCCTAGCACATTTGTAAATAATTTAGTAGTATATAATAATTCTAATAATAGTTTTTATGATCTAAATAGTAACTTAAGATACTTATCAACTGGTGATGCAATAGGAAATAGAGATACATTTAAGGACTCTCTTAGTATAGATTATAGAAAAGTATTAGATGCTATAGCACTAAATCAGACTTATCAAGATATACAAAGTGATATAAGTATTTCTGAAGAAGTATTTAATAATATAAATGACTCTATAGCAACCCTTAGACAAGAAGGAGATGTACTAGTAACTAATGTAGTTTTTTCTGATCCTAAGTCTAAGATAGCGGGTATTGCTGATTTAGTAATGATAGATAAGTTTGGTAAGATTAGAATATCTAAACTATCTATAGATAAAGGAGATGGAAATAAAATTGTTAAGATACCATCTGAATCTTTATTAGGAAACAATAACATAACAAGTCTGAGCCAGGATGTATTAGACATGCTTGAAGTAAATCTACTAAGAAGAATGGTAGAAAACCAAGGATATAAAGTAGAGATGCAAGAAGATAACCTTGAAGCAAGTACGTTTAAGATAGAGCAAGACGGAATAAATATAATTCCAAGACCTATAAGTCAGAATAAATATCTAGTAGATTTATTAATTGCAGAAAATTTATATGATTTAGCCGGTGAACAACTAGACAAAGAGTTTGAACAAGGCGGATTAGATGGTCAACTTTATGATGCAAGAACTGATGATAATGATCTAGGAGAAGTAACTCAAATTGATCCATATGAGAATCAACCTTTAAGTTATTTATTAGGTGCTATAGATGAATACAAAACAAGAGTTATATCTAAAAAAGAAATGCTTAATAAGGCTAAGAATAATATATTTATTGATAGATCAAAACCAGGAATGATAAGCCAAATAGATAACACTTTGTCTATTATAAACTTTGCATTAGCAGATCCTAAAAACAACCAAGATGTTTCTGTAGCATATACTCAGTTATTGCAGGATGCTTTCAGACAAATGAAAGAATATAAAGAATATATAATTGATCCTAATAATTTTGCAAAGCCAGAATTTGCAGATTATCTTTCAAATTTTGAAAAGTATTTAAAAACTTTTGAGGGATTATATATTTTAAAAGAACCAGGTTATGAAGAGTTAAATGCAACTCAAAGGTATTTAATTAATAACATTGAAGGTATAGTTAATGAATTATTAGGCCCTCCATCCGAAAGAGAGAATGGTAGACAAGGTTTAATAAATAGAGCTTTGTTTGACTTTGTTGCTGATGTAATTGTAGCAAATGTACAAAGTGGTTTTGATGAAGGGGAAAATACTGTACTTCAGTCTCATTCTCAGATGACATTTACAATTGCAGATATGGAAGCACTGTTAACAGTTGTACCTGATATTGGAATGGGTGAAAGATTTTTAAGAGATGTATCTTCTGGTAGAGATGCATTATTAGCAACATTAGATAAAGTTTATAAAAGAAAATGGCTAGACTACTTACAAAGAAGAGAAAATAGACAAAAAAGAATAGTTGAACCTCTTGAAAAATTAAGAAAGTTACAACCAAATGTAAAAGCTAATAGACGGTATGACTTTATGCTTAACTTTGAGGAGGATGGATCTTTATCAGAGGATGCATATGTTAAGAAGATAGGGCCTCAGTATGAAAAAATGAAACAAGAAATACGCCTAAAACAATTAGATTCTAATGGTGTACCTTTTGTTTATGCTCCGGTATATAATTTAGTTGAAGCACAAAAGAGTGAGCAAGGACGTAAAGATATAGAGTATAATAAAAAACTTGCAGATGTAAAGAGAGAGTTTTCTGACTTTATGAGAGCAGAAAAAACTGTTGACGGAAGACCTGTTGATGGAGATTTCCATAGATATAGTGAAGAGTTTAAAGCAGCAAGAGCAAAGAATGAGGTATGGAATGGTAAGATGTGGCAGAAGCGTAGAGGTTTAAGTGACACTGACTATAATATGTATAGAGCTCAGTACTATGAAGATACTAGATACACCAAAGCATTTAGAAAGAATGGTGTACCTACCGGACAAGTAAAACTAGATGCTAAGTTTTCATTTGTAAGGCCAGAGTTTGTAGAGATAAGAGAGCAAGCTGCAGACGGTATGGATATGAGAAGTCAAAAGTATATAGACATTATGGAGCCCAAGGTTAATGATGCATTAGCTCAAGCACGTAGAGAAGTATATGATATGTTTATTGAAGAGTATGCTGATGGACCAAATGCATTACTTAACTTATTACCTAGAGATGTAAGAAATCAAATGTTAGGTAAGATACCTGTAGTTAGAGACAACTTAGCAACTAATTTAAAATCTGATCCTGCTGGTGGTTTATTTATAAGACTATGGGCTAAGACACAAAGATCAATAAAAAATCTTTTTACTTCAACTACTGAACAAAAGACTGTTATTATAGATGAGCAGGGAAGGATGGTAGACACTCTTCCTATAATGTTTACAGGTAATCCAAGAGTTGAAGAAAGACTTACTAAGCTTGAAAATCAAATAAAACAACTAAAACTAGATTATAAAAATAAAAAAATTGGTCTTGCACAGTACACAAAAGAAAGAGCTTTGTTAGAATCTAAAGTACAAAAGCAAAGATCACAACCTACGCTAGGTGAAGTAAGTACAGATTTAGGTTCAAGTTTACTTATGTTCTCTGATATGGCAGAAAAGTTTGCAGCTTTAGGAGAAATAGAAGGAACTATAAATGCTTTAATTAAAGTTATAGAGAAGAGAGAATATATAGAGCCAGGAGGAAATAAGTTTACAGGAGTTTTAGATAAAATTATTCCAGAGAAATTTAATCTTAAAGGTAGACAAGGACTAGGAAAAGATCAAGCTAATGTTGTAGCAAGGGCACATAAATGGGCCAAGATGGTATTCTATGATAATGATGAAATAAGCAAAGGCTTTTGGGATAAGTTTGCTATGGGTTTAATTACATGGTCATCTCAATCCTATGTTGCATGGAATATATTTGGTAACATAAACAACTTAGCAATTGCACAAATCAACAACGCAATTGAAGGTGTAGCAAATAGATTTATAACTAGAGGGTCTTATCTGAGAGCTGAAGCATTATATACTAAAGAAGCATTACCAGGTATAGTAAAAAGAACTGGAGCAGTGGCAACTGAAGCTGCAGATATATTTCTTGGTAGTGAAGAAGCACCAGTTGGTGCAATTAAAGGTGGTGTTATAGGATCTGTTATAGGAACAGCTGTTGCTGGTCCACTTGGTACTGCTGTAGGTGGAGCTATAGGTGGTAGTACTGGAGCATTTATATCTGGTAAAGAACTTAAAGAGCGTAGTTACAAACCAGATCAAGCTAATAATAAATATGAAGGATTAGGTGAGTATTGGAGAATGATGGATGCAGATGTAGATATACGTGAATCTGGTATGGATAATACTAGAGGCCAACAAAATAGATTTCAAAGAGGTATGAGCATAGGTTATCTATTTCAGGATGGTTTTGAATATGCAGTACAAACTAAAATAGGAACTGGTATACTTGGAGATGTTCAGGTGATAGACTCTAAGACTGGAGAATCTTCTAATCTTATAGATGCAGCAAACTTTAATCCTATTACAGGAAAAATATACTATGACAAAAAGTGGGATACAATAATACCTGAGTACAAAACAGGAATCAAAGTCCCAATTGAAAATGATGCATTAAATGATCAGGGATCTAAAATATATGCAGATATAAGAAACAAAATCAGAGATGTAAATAAAGAAGTGCATGGTAACTATGCTAGAATGGATAGAACAGTAGTCCAATCTTTCTGGTTAGGTAAGCTATTATTCCAATTTAAAAAATGGTTACCACCAGCATTAAGAGCAAGATATCAAGGTGAATACTTTAATAGTACCTTAGGTTGGATGGAAGGAAGATATGCAAGTACTTGGAAGCTGGCAGCATATTTAAAAAAGAATATAGTCAAAGGTAGATTAGACTTACGTAATATTATAAGTGAGTATAAAGATGAACTGAAAGCAGACATGAACAGCTCACCTCAAGGGCCAATGAATGAAGATGGTAGCCCAATGGGAGCAGCAAGTATAGCTCAAAGAATAGATAATAAAATTAAGAATGTAAATAGAACTATGGCTGAAGCATCATTTATTATAATGTCTCTTTTATTATTTTCAATGTTAGACAAAGCCTGGGATGATGATGAAGATGATGATCTATGGGTAAAGAAGCTTAAGAACTGGAGCAAGTATCAAACAGATAGAGTTTATACAGAATTAATTTTATTTGTTCCATTCTTTGGTATGGGTGAAGCATCAGGTTTCTTAGAGCGTCCTATAGCATCCACAAGAACATTAGGAGCACTAACAGAAGCATTAACGCTTTCTGTACAGACACCTTATAACTGGATATCTAGAGAATCAGACCAAGAATTTTACCAAAATAAAGATATAGTTTATCAGAACAGACCTAGAAAAGGACAATTGAAAGTATATAAGCAGTGGAAAGATGCCTTACCAATATTATATACTCTACAAAAATGGACTACATTTGAAAAAATGGATAATTTCTATCTGGGAAATAACTAATTTTTTGTATATTATTATTATACAAACCAACTTACTATCTTATTAATTAAATTAAATTCAAATATGAAAAGATATTTAAGTGTACTGGTATGTATATTCTTTTTTAATATTGTTTCAGCTCAAGATCAAGAAGAGAAAGGCAAATTCTTCAAGTCTATATATCAAGACTTCTTGAAATACGGTACTGTGTATGGAGCAGGAGATATTAATAATTCTATTGAGGCCAGAGAACAAACATTTTTTGTAAGAACTAATCCAGATGGAGGTTTATATTCTATACCAGATGTAGTAGATAACACTCCTGACTATGCTTTTGATTACCGTTATGGCTTTGGTATACGTAAGCTAGCAAGATTTAACTATGAAAGAAAGCCTAGAAACTGGTATGATGGGACAGAACAACAACTAGCATTTACTGCACCAACATCAGCAATAGATGGACTAGAGTATCAATTCCACATTGAGAAAGAAAGATGGAGAGGAGAAATGTTTGACAACCACAGATACTTTTTAAAACATACTGGTAAATATCATATAGCAAAAGTAGAGAGTAGAGAGGTTGGAAAGATAAATTTAGATTACCAATCAGCTGAACTAAGAGCAAGATTACCATTAGGAGAGAAGTTTAGTATATCAGCTGGTGCAATCTACCGTACTCATGACCGTGCTTATGGATATAACCCAATTGAAATATGGTTAAATGAAACACAGATTATAAATGGACAAGAGTATCCAGTTAACTATTGGTATGAATTAGGTTTTGAGTATGGATATGATGATATATATTACACACAAGAAGATGAGCTAGGTAATGAAACTTCTGACTGGTATTGGATAGATCCTGATGGAGAGATTGTAGCTTATACAGATCTTCAGTTTAGAGAGACTATTTTTACTGAGTTGATGAATAGATTTAACAGAGAAGCATGGGACTTGCTAGATGCTTTTGGTGAGATTGCACCTATTGTAGGTTTAGATTTCTATCACTATAAGAGTAAGTTCTGGTTGCATGCATATGCTAATTATATACTACCATATCATAAGTATATACAAGGTGATGAGGCACTGTCTTATTTAAACAGAAACAACTGGGGTAAAGGTGGACTAGTACAAGACTCTGAGTTAGAGCAGTGGGAAGACTATTCTGCTGGTGTAAGTTTTGGGTGGAAGATTAGCAAACATATTGGCATCTTTGCAGAAGGAGAATATAGTAAGATGTGGGATAGTGAATTATTTCAAACAAGCTTTGGACTAAACTTTACATTTAAATAATGAAAAAAATTATATCTATATTAATACTAGTATTATTTGTAGGAGCATGTAGCTCTTATCAACCTATAGTGCAGTATGATAAAGTATTAGCAATAACAGCTGCTGGTGATACCGTAGCTGTGGATATAGATAAACTAAGACCTAGATACAGAACAGAAGTTATATATAGGACTCAACCATATTATAATTGGAATAACTATATGTATTGGAATCCTAGACCAGTTGTTAGACCAACTGTTGTATTACCTAATAGACCAGCTAATAGTCCTAGACCAAACAACAATTCAAATACTAATTCAAATGGTGGTAACTCAGGAACTAAACCATCCATTAACATAAATAAAAATTAAGATCATGGCACAACCACCTCAAATAGGAGAAGAAACAAAAGTAACATTAGATTTAAAAACAATAGGGCTAATAGTAGGATTTGTAATCTCCTTATCTACTATGTGGTTTACGTTACAAGCAGATATAGCTCAAGCTATGGAACTCCCAGCACCAGTGATTGACAGAGTTGAGTACGACCTCAAAGATGAGTTAATTAGACAAACAATTATGGATACCCAAGAAGATGTAGAAATGCTCCTAGATAAGTTTGAAAAAATGGAGGAGAGGATCTATGATCTTACTAAAAAGTAGACCATGAAAAAAATAATTTTATTTATAATATTTTTACTATTCACGACAAACCTTGCTGCTCAAGAGTGGATAGATGATAGTAACTTCCAAGATATTATCAATGAGCAAGGAGGGTTTGACGATTCACAAGATATCATAATAATAGAGTTTTGGGCAGAGTTTAATCAAGACAATTCTTTTTCAGACTGGAAACAGATAGATGATATGGACGGTGTAAAATACTATAGAGTTGATATAGCAAAAGCACCATCAGCAAAGAAAGAGTACAGAGTTAGGATGGCCCCTACAATCATTATATTCAAAGAAGGAACAAAAGAAAAGGCATTTAAGGCAGGCTTAGATCTAGAATGTCCTGTTGGATTATCTGAATTAAAAGATGCTATCAATGTTGTAATTGAAGAGTCAGCATTTTAACCTTCACAACTAGCACACTCTAATATATTCCTAGCAAAATCTTGAGCAGAACTAATACTAAACTGATAGTATAAAGTTTTTACACCTTCTTCATGGGCATATAAATACAGTTTATTAATATCTTTAGCTGGCACTGACGGGTCAATCATTAAGTTTAATGACTGTGATTGATCAATATACTTTTGTCTTTGTGCAGCTTGTAGTACAAGTTCTTTTGGTGATATCTCAATAAATGATTTGAATACTTCTTTTGTTGGAAAGTTAAGATGTTGTACAGAACCATCTTTCTTAAGAATGCTGTCCCAGGTCTTTTTAGTATTTAACCCATACTTATCTAACTCCTGTTCTAAGAATGGATTCTTATAAACTGTTTTAGACTTTGCTAGATCCTTGATAAAGTAATTTGACTTGATAGGTTCTATACCCATAGAGACAGCACCATGTATAAAACTACTAGATTTAGTAGGAGCAATAGCCATTAGAGTAGTGTTGGCATACCCTTCTCTTAATGACCTATATCCTCTGTGTTCATATAACCATCTAGAAGCTTCTTCAGATACTTCTTTTAAAGTTTTAAATATATGATTGTTTAGCTGCTTAGCTCTAAGAGACTCAAACTCAATTAGCTTTGATTGAAACAAACTATGATATCCTAATACACCTAGACCAATAGCTCTATGTTTGCTAGCAAAATTAAATGCTCTTTTGAGGCCAGCTTTAACTTCTGATTTTCTTATAAACTCATCCATCACAGCATTTAAAAAGAACACATATGTTTCTATAGCATCAGTCTTTATAATCTCATCCCAGTGTAATAAATTTATAGATCCTAGACAGCACACAAAAGAATTGTATGTGTCTGTAGGAAGTTGAATTTCAGAACATAAGTTAGATGCTGTTATCTCCATACCTATTTCTTTGTATGGTGTATTGTTATTAGAGTTATCTTTAAACATTATGTAAGGGTAACCAAACTCAGATCTTCTTTGAATTACTTTAGCCCAGATCTTACGTTTTTCTTTACTCCCTGCTTTCATAGATCTTAGCCATGCATCAGATACAGTAATACCATACTGTAGATTTTGTATAGGATTACCTTCTGTTCCAATATCTAAGAACTCTTCTATATCAGGATGCTCTACTGGTAAGTATGCTGCACATGCACCACGTCTTGCTTCAGACTGTTTACATACATCAACCACTGTGTCATATATTCTAGCATAGTGAACAGGACCATCTGCAAAGCCTCCTGTAGATATCTCAGATCCTCTAGGTCTTATATTACCTAAAAAACAACTTGTACCTCCGCCATACTTAGACATCATTCCTATCTCACGTCCTGCATTTAGTATACTATCTAAGTTATCATCTATGTTAGAACCATAACAGCTGATAGGTAAACCTTTTTGTTTTCCAAAATTTATCCATACCGGTGTAGATAAACTATAATAACCTTTAGACATATAGTTTTCAAACTTCTCAGCAAACCCAGGCATGTGTAAATACTTCTCTGCAGTATTAGCTATATCTTTTATTCTCTGTTCTGGTTCTTCACTAATGTACCCTCTAGATAAGAAGGTTCTACTATTCTCATTAAGCCAGTAGTATTTTTTATATTCCATAATTAAAATAGATCATCTTCAGTTATGCTTTTGCTTTTCTTATTGTAGTCTACACTTTTCTTGTAGAAGAAGTCTCCCTCTTTAGTACCGGTGATTTCAATATCAAACCACTCTGTTGATTCAAGCATTTCCAAATCTACAATAAATAAAGCAGGCATCCCAATTTTTTCAAGAGAATTGTTAAATCTATTCTTTATAAAATTCTTTATAGTTTTCTTTGGTAAAAATTCTAATTCCCCTTTCTCAAATATCCAATCTAGTATACCACACTCAGCTTCATATGCTTTTTTACATGCAGAATGAATCAACTTTTCAAAGTCTTCATCAAACCATTTAGGATTTTCTTCCTTGATTATATTAATAAGTTCTGCTCCAAAGTTGCCATGTATTTCTTCTTCTTTACTGGTAGCCTCAACAACATTAGATATACCCTTGAGTACGTTTCTTTCTTTGTTAAAGCTCATCATAATTAAGAACTGGCTAAACAAACTAACATGCTCTATGAATAGAGAGAACAATAGAACAGACTTAGTATACATTTTATTATCTCTACTACGTGATCCATCTAAATACTTTTGTAAGTAATTAATTCTACCTTTGATAGCTGGTACATCAATCACCTTTTTAAAATCACTTTCTAAGCCTAAGATCCTCAGGAGTCTAGCATATGCATCTTTATGTCTTACTTCAGATTCTGCAAAGGTCATACCTACATCACCTATTTCAGTTATAGACATTCTTTTATATATATCAGCCCAAAATGTTTTTACATTTACTTCTATCTGTGCAATTGCAAGCATAGTCTTCTTAATTATATCACGCTCTTCATCAGAGATAGTTACTTTAAAGTCTTGTATATCTTCTGTAAAATTGAATTCTGTATCTATCCAATAAGAATGTCTAATGGCATCTTTATAAGCTAAGAGCTGTGGATATTCATAAGGTAAAATGTTTAGTCTGGGTCTGAATATATCTTTCATAATTATTTAATTGAGTTATTAGTATAAAAAGGCCGCACCTCATAGAAGAAATGCAGCTGCAAGTATTAATAATGTAAGAAAAAAATAGAAGAGTAAAAAGCATACTTCCATATTTTTTATTTGACCTGTTAAAGGTTAATTAATTACAATAAATTTTGTATATTATTTATATATGCCGGGGTCAGCAAAACAACAAATATACTATTAAATTTGATTGAGTCCAGCAAAATTTGTATATTATTATTATAGTATAACAAAATAGATTATTATGTTTAAAAAAATTGTAAATGTATTATGGACTTATAGCCTTCAAGATTATTGGAGAGCAGTATGGTCAAGAACTTCTTTAGATGAAAAAGCAGTAGCTACATTAAAGGAGATAAAAAAGAGATATAAGCTAACAGCAGAAGAGTTAGCAGATGTAGGAAGAGCAATTAAAGAAGTAGGTAATCAACTTGGAGATATAGATGATGCAATAGCAGGTAAACCTAGAAGAGGAAGAAAAAAGAAGAATGGCTAGAGTTTTAAATACTAGTTATGAAAGACCAAGGAGAGCTAAGAGGCCAGGTATTCATGCTAAAACAAGAACATCTAAAGTAAAGAGTAGTAGAAACTATAAAAAATTGTATAAAGGACAAGGAAGATGAGAAACATTTGTGTATTTATTAAATGGATTACTTTTGGAACTGTATGCCTAGGTTGGTGTAGAGAAGGTATATGTGATAAAAAAGACAAGTGCCATGGGAAAAAGTAAAAAAATGGGTTTACCTAAACAGAAAATGACTAAACAAAAGACAAAACTTTTAGTAAGGATGTCTGGAGGAGAGTTAGATAATTTAATGTTTGGTCAGTCAAAATCAAAAATGAAAAAGGGTGGCAAGAAAAAGAAACTTGGAGGAGGAACCCATAATACATACAGTGGATAATGAATATTTTAACTGACGTATTAAGTTTAATAAGAAGATCTATTTTTGCAAAGAAAGCAGAACTAGATGATGTGCTTATATTAGGTACTAATGAAGAACCAGATATGACTGGTGTTGCTTCACCAATACCATATAAAAGCATTAAGGTTATAAAAGTGAGAGATTTTAAGGTTGCTGCAGAGAACTGTAATCATGCAAATTCTCCAGCTGATCCAGCTGCAGGCACAGCTCAAGTATATCAGAAGACAGAATCTTCTGAAGTAACAGAGACTTGTACTGTATTTTTTAGATCCCTTAAGTCCCTAAGCAGCAACCTTACTCTTGCTACATCTTCTGATGATAATTATATAGAAATTACAACAGAAGGAGAACCCAATACGGCAGCCAATGTAGGTGGTGGTTTTGGATTGTTTAAAGATAAAGTTGGAGAGACTCTTAACTTTAGAAGTATTGTACAAGGATCAGGTATTAATATAGCACAAAGTGCTAATCAAATAACTTTGAGTGCTCCGGGTGGTAGACCATATACAAGCTATGTTGCTTTGTTAAATCAAAGTTCAACAAATGCACCAACTGCAACAGTATTAGAAAATACAACAGGTAATAATATTACTTGGTCACGTATAAATACAGGACTGTATAGAGGTACTTGGGACACAGCTCTAGCTGATGTAAACAAAGTATTTTTTGCACCTGCATTAGGTAATTTAAAAAATCAAACAGTAGTGGTTAATGTATTTAGTGCTACTACTGCACAGTTTCAGTTAGGGGTGCAAGCTCAAGGTAGTCTTGCTGACAGTGAATTAATAAGAACAGGAATAGAAATAAGAATATATCCTTAAGTTATGAGTAAAGAAAAATTAAAAGAAGAGGTATTAGCAAAGATTGAGATTGATAAAATTGAAGCTCAAAGTACAGCTAAAGAAATAGCATCTAAACATTTAGGTAAGCATGCTATAAATTATATAACAGTATTAGTAGTAATAGGTGTAATCAGTTCTCAGTTTTTAGAGGGTGGTGCTTTAACTGCTGTTATTGGTTTGGTTTCTACTGCAGCAATGGCTATGATAGGTATACTACAACATATAGTAGGAGCCGTAGAAAAAGAAGAGAAGCCAGAACTAGAAATAATTAAAAGTCTAATCAAGGAATTATCTGATAAAGAAGATGATCCAATGCAGGTAGATGTTACTGACACAGATGTTACAGTAACTAAAGGTGAAAGTAAAGTAACTGCAAGTAAGAAAAAATAATTATGAGCAAAGGAAAGAAAAAATTTAAAGACACCAGAGTGGGAAAATTTCTTGTTGAGAAAGTTCCTAGTCTGTTAGGTGTAGCTGGAGATTTACTTCCAGATGCTGGTGTACTTGGTATGGTTAAATCTCTTATAGAGAAGGAAGACCCTGCTGTGTTACCACCAGAAGATAAAGAAAAAGCATTAAAGCTTTTAGAAATGGATATGGTTGAGATGCAAGAGGTGTCTAAGAGATGGGCATCAGACATGCAATCAGATTCATATTTAAGTAAAAACACAAGACCAATGACATTAATATTTTTAACTGTATCATTAGTTATATTTATTTTGTTAGATGGTTTTAACATAGAGTTTGGTATAGATGCTGGCTGGGTAGATTTACTCAAGTCACTTTTGATTACTGTCTATGTAGCATATTTTGGTTCACGAGGAGCTGAAAAATTCAAGTCAATTAGTAATAAATAAATAAAATTAAAAGTCATGGGAACAAAAAAATTATACGGACATGGTGGTGCACCTAAAATGACAAGTGGAGATGGTGATCCATTTGTAAGTCCTAAATCAATGCAGCGTCAGCAAATAGATTACTTTGCAGATATGGGTATGGAAATGGTAAGTGATGTCATGGAGTACGCAATGGGAGGTAAGGAAATGAAAATGAAAAAAGGTGGTGCAGTTAAAAAGAAGAAGAAGCAAGGATACAATGCTAGATTAGATGAGTCTATGGGGATGAGAAATAGAGGTAAGAAAAAACAATCTATGAAGTCACGTAGAAAAGAATCTAAAGGAATGGAGAAAGCTATGGGTAGAAAGTCTTACTCTGGTAATAGATCAAGTGCACAAGGAAGAAGAAAAAAGAAATAGTTATGCCTGCAAAAAGAATCAAACCTGCTAAGAAAAAAGGAACTATGCCTAAGAGTGTAGTATCCTATAAAAAAGGTGGTGCTAAAAAATCTGGTAAGAACTGGATTAAAGGTGCAATCAAAAAGCCTGGTGCTTTAAAAGCTACTGCAAAGAGAGCAGGAGCAATGAAAGCTGATGGTACAATTAAAAAATCTTGGCTGAGAGAGAAGGCAAAAGGCAGTGGTAAGACAGCACAACGTGCTAGACTAGCATTAACTTTAGGAAAAATGAAAAAATAATGAATAATAAAGGACAGCAATGTACATGTGGAAGCACTCTTAATCCTGATGGATTATGTGATGGTTCACATTTACTTAATAAATAGAAATTATGGAAAACGGATACTTTAATCCTACCTCTATGTATCAAAAGCAATTGCAAAAAAGAAATGCAAAGAAGGTAGCAAAGAGACAAAGGCTGGCAAAAGCAGGTATTGTTTGTGAAATGAAAGACACAAGAGCTAAAGAACCTGTTCAGTCAGCAGCTTTTAAAAATGGATATAGAAATAGTTAAAAAATTTAATCATGGCACAATTAACAGCACAACAAATAACTCAGGCAGGAATAAAACCTTCAACGGTAACACCAGCTTCAGGAGGAGATAAACTCAAAAATACAGCAAAAGAATTTTTTTGGGTGCAAAATACAAGCAGTGGTTCCATGACAGCTACAGTAGTACCAGTAGTTACTACAGTAGTAGATCCACTACTGGGCACATTAAAAAAAGAAAATGCAGTATTAAGTTTAGCTGCAGGAGAGATTGGCTTTTTAGGGCCATTTGAAGTTGATGCTTTTAATGATGCTGATGGAAATATAACAATAACATGTTCAGTGCAAGCTAGCATAAAACTTGCAGCACTTTACTTATAAAAAAATAAATCATGAGTGTTTACTTACAAGAGGTATTAGGCCTACTAAAAAGAAATAAAAAACAAGTAAAACTAGATAAGAAGAGAGATTGGTTTGAATTTGCTAAGATCTATTCTAATAGTTTTCTCAATACAGGAGCGGCTTATAATCCTAAAGGTGAGCCATTCATTATTAAGTGGGGTGACCTCAGATGTGATTTATTATTTGGTGTAGTAATGCAAGACCCAGATAGTTCTGCAACAAAGTTCAGAATTCCTATGTACTCAGATCCTTCTGGTGTATGTGCTACTTTGAATACATCTATAAAGGATAGTATCATGATCCAGAATGCCACTGGTGATTCAATAATAGTCAATGGAAACTTAAGAGTTGATGAAAACTTACAGGTTGAAAGGAATAGTGTATTAAAATTAAATGTTGAATTAGGTACGTCAGGTGACACAGGAAATGCTACATCACTGTTTAATAAAATTCATGATTCTGCTGGTCAAGCAGCAGGTGCTGCTAACAGAGTACTAAGATCTTTAGCTGATGGTAGAGTTGTATGGTCAGATGATGACCCAGTAGTAGCTCTTCCATTTGGTAACATCTGGGTTACAAGTGTAGGTTATAAAAGTATAGGGGCTAGTGCTACTGGTAATTTACTTGGATCAAATGTAGTTTCTACAGGTAGTGATATAGTAATTGGTACTACCATACTTACTCTAGATAACCTTGGAGCAAATGCAACTGTATCTGATAGATTAATGATATATGATGATTCAGCTGATAGTAATAAATATATTAAACTTGGAGACTTAGCATCAAGCCTTAGTTTTGTAACAGGTACAGGTGTAGCAACAAGAGTTGCTTTCTGGTCAGCCACTGATACAATCTCTAGTGATGCAAACTTATTTTGGCATAACTCAGATGATTGTTTAGCTATAGGGCTTCCACAGCAATCTACAGCACATACTTCATTATCTATAAAAAATCCTCAAGATAGACCAACTGTAATAAAAATTGATTCTAACAATAATGATGCAGGTGATATAACTGCACAAATTATGCTTTTTGATGAAGTTGGTCAAGCAGGTATAAAAAATGAAATTAGACAAACTGGTGTAAGTGGTACTGGTCAAGGTGCTTCTAAATTAGAATTTTTACAAACTATCAATGGTACAACAAGTACACCAATAAGAATAGAAGCTGGTGGTGTAGGTATAAACGGTGTAACACCAACACAAAAATTACATGTTGATGGTAATATAAGAGTAACTGGCGGATACTATGATAGTAGTAATGACATTGGTAATGCTGGACAAGTATTAAGTTCTACTGGTAGTGGTACTAATTGGATTGCTGCAGGAACTGGTACAATATCTACAATACAAGAAGGCCCAGGTATTACAGTAACAAATGGATCAGGACCAACAACTACAGTAGCTGTAGATTATGTTGGGGCTGATAACTTTATATTAGAAGCAGCTTCTTCAGCATTAAATATTGCTACAGATAGTATAGCATTTAATGATGTTAGTGATAGTAATACAGTAAAACGTGCACTTATTCAAGATATTCTTAGATCAGATAGTTTTGGTATTCAAGGAGATGGTGGTACAATACAACAAATAACTGGTGGAGAAATTATAAACTTTGTGGGACAAGCTGGTTTAGACTTTAGTGTAGCAGGTGGTGCTCCTAATACTGCAGCAATAGCTTTAGATATAGCCGGTACAAATAACTTTATAGAAGTGCAAACTGCAGGCACACCAGCTACTGATGACTTTATTCTTTTCTCTGATATAAATGATAGTAATACTGTAAAGAAATCATTAGTATCTAGTTTACCATTTAATAATTTAACAACATTAAACTTATCATTAACTACAGGAAATACAACTCCTTTTGCAGGAAGTATTTCTGGAAGTAACCTTAACCTTAGTTTAAATAAGTTTGGTGGTGGTAATGTAGTAGGATATGTTCCAGACTCATCAGCATCAAATCAATCAACTACATTCTTAAGAGCTGATGGTACATGGCAAGTTCCAGCTGGAGGTGGTGGTAGTACTACCGTTAGTGCAGGAACAGGTATAAATGTAACAGGTACAGCAAGTAATCCAACTGTTAATATAGATTACGCTGGTACTGATAATGCTATATTAGAAGCAGGTACTGCATCTCCAACAGATCAAGATTACATATGGTTTAGTGATACAAGTGATTCTAATACTATTAAGAAGAATACTATACCAGAATTTATGGCTGCAGGTAGTTTTACTGTAACAGATTCAAGTAATCCACAAGTAATTAATTTAGGTAGTACATTAAATGTAGCTGCAAAAACATCTGCACAGGGTGGTCTTACTATAGATACAGCTACTAGTAGTACTATAACAATAGGTGTAGATAATGTAGGTACTAATAACCTTATACTAACACAACCAACAGAATCAAATGTGGCAACTACTGACTGGGTCATGGTTAGTGATACTTCAGATTCTAACACACTTAAGAAACAACAGATTTATTTACTGCCTGGATTCTATAATGGCTTTACATTACAAGCAGATTCAGGATCAGCAACTGTAGTAAATACAGATGAGAATTTTGATATTGCTGGTGGAACAGGTTTATCATCAGTAATTAGTGAGACATCATCAGGACCAGGACCTCAAACTACTAACACAGTTACAATTAACCATACTGATTCTATTACAGCTGCTACAGCAGCATATCCTGCATCTATAACATATAACGCAACTGGACATATTACAGCAATTACTCCAGGAACAGCACCTCCAGCGGGTACGGTTACATCTATTACAGCAGGTGAAGCATTAGAAATAGAATCTGGATCTAGTACAGTTAACCCTACTATAGGTGTTAAGTTTACAGGAGCGGATAACTTAATAAAAGTTCCAGGAGCAGGTACTGCAGATGCATCAGATGAGGTACTATTCAATGATGCTAGTGATACTAATGCAGTTAAGAGAACAGCTATTAGTGCATTACCAGTAGTAACAAGTCTAACTGCAGGAACTGGATGTTCAGAAGCAGGTGGTGGAACTACGGGATCATTAACACTTAATGTAGGAGCGGGAGCAGGTTTACAAGCTAATGCAACTAATATAGCTGTAGATTACGTAGGAACAGATTCTATTATTCAATCTGCAACAAGTGCATCAGGTTTAGTTCCTGATAAAAATGATTTAGTATTATTCCAAGATGTAAGTGATTCTAATACAGTTAAATATACTGAAGTTAAAAACTTAGTAGTATCTGACCCAGGACCAAGTGATTATTTCTCATGTGGTACTAGTGGTATAATTAACCAAGGTCAGTCTATCTTTACTGGAAACAATTCAGTATCTTATAACTCAGGAACCGGATTATATACAGTAACTTTTAATCAAACAAGACCTAGTGCAAACTATTTAGTTCAACCAGTTGTTATGCTTAGTATGGGTAGTAAAATGCTTCAAGCAGTAACTAGAAACCATACTACAACAGGATTTCAAATGTCAGTAATAGATAAGGATAATGCTACTCAGAACGGTACACAAACTTTTGCAATAGCAGTTACTATGTATGCATAGTATATATAAATTAATAAATAAAAATAAATAAAATGGGAGTAAAATTTAATAACGCAGAGTCATCAAGTCTAAATGCTGAGTATCCTAAAGCTATGTCAGTTCCAAATCAATATGGGTTTGGAGGACTATCAATACATAAAGTACTTTCATCAGCTGGAACCAATCTGGATTTTATTAAAAAAGGTGGAGGTAGTGTATATGCTATAAACCTTCATAATAGTACTAGTTCTGATATGTTTATAAGATTATTTGATAAAGCTACAGCCCCTGTTAATTCAGATATTCCTGTAGCAATCTTCTGTATAGCAGCAGATAGTTATTTAGATCTATCTTTAGAAGTTGGTTTTCAATTTAAATTAGGATTAGGTATGAATATAACTACAGGATCTGCTGATGGTAATACTGGTGCAATAGGAGCAGGTGATGTTGTAGGTGGTATATTCTGGAAATAAATAAGGAAGGGCAAAAACATCTAATATTATTATTAGTGGCAATACGCCAACCCTCCCTTATATAAATTTCCTAGCTTTAGAATATAGTTTTTTTATTTTTATTTAATAGCTCAACTTTGGTAACAAGACCATCTTGTCTTCCCATTTGTTTAGCATCTCCTTTATTATCAGCCATTACAGCCATCCATTTGGTGTAATACTGTGGATCATCATTAAGTAATTTATTATATGGTATGTACCAAACACTAAAGTATCTCATTCCCACAAGCTGTCATGTTCAAGGCTTCTAATATACTCCCACCTTTCACGTTCATCTCTAATAGAATCCTGTTTAGTATATATAATAGTATCATTGTTATCTATATACCAATCTAAAACTTCAGGATCCGTATCTGGATTATATACAGTTGGTTTACAACTTAATAAATGAAACAGTACTATTAGATATAATGCTGTCCATATACAATATTTAATTATTTTTTTATTTTCCATTTTCTATTTCTTTTTGTAAGCAAGCTAATGCACGCCATGCACATTTTGCAGTGTGACGAATTCCATCATCATCTATTTTTCCTGCATCTATCAGGTGTCTAGCTAAAGCATCATAGTCATCAGTTGATTTACTACGATCCCAATGTAGAGGCTTGTCAGGATGATGTTGTTTGTTTCCTGCAAGTGATACACGAGCCACTTCCATTATAGCATCAGGAAAGTACTTCAATACACCAGTAAACACTGGCCTTTCTTTTCTTTCTTTTGCGTTCATTTGTCTTTATTTTTATTATAATCTATTAAGAATCCGGTTAGTACGAGCAAGTTAAGACCCATGCTAATCACTATCTCATGTATATCTTTATATATATTAACGGATAAGTGGATATGACCAACAATCCAAAACGGTATAGCCATCTGTTGACTGTACCATATCAATGCAAATTCAATAAATTTTCTCATGTTACTCTATTTTTAGAAGGACAATATAGGAGTGGGGCCAAGAATGCAAAAAACTTGACCCCAGCTGGTTTCTCCTAATTATCTAATTTATCATATATGGTTATATATAAAAGCAATAACATTAATACACTAAGGGCTAGCATCTTAATCATATCTCTATCTCTTCAAAGTCTATGTCCATCTGTAGTGTCTCCTCATTGACTTCAACTATCATATCTGCATGCTCATCTACAATAATCTGTGACGGATCCCCTAAGTCTTCATACTCTTGAGGTTTCTCAAACATTTGTTTGCTAGCAGGTGATCCCTGTAGCTCTACTGTAAAGAAATCATGAAAGTTCTGTTGGTCATTAAGCCACTCACGTGGGTGAGTTTGCTTTAGTGCATGGGTTACGTTATTATAAAAGGCCCAAGCAGTTTCTCTAGAGCAATTATAATCATATGACGGCTTTTCTAATTCCCTCTTTATGCATGCTAACTGATGAGTATTGACTAATTGTTCTTGTATAAACAAACGTCCTGCAAGCTCAGCTTGTTCTCTGAAGCTTAGGTTAACGTTCTTCATAGACTCTTTATCCTTTATTAATCTCTTATAATATTTCTCACCATTCTTAATCTGATCTGACATATGCATATAGATATCTCTGGATGCTGACCATCTATGCTTTCTTTTATAGTTCATCATGTCTCCACATAACATACCGTTATAACAAACTTGTACATATGCACCAATTGCACACACAAAGCTTTTAGACTTATCATAAGAGTTTGTCCAGGCAAACATCATTCCTAGTTCCTTTTCATTCTCTATATCTATATCAGTTGTTTGTTCAGGGTATATATGATATACCCCTTGAGCTACACTTGCATTCTTGCTAGCTCTATATATCTCTCTAGTTACCATAAATCCGCTATCAGCTAATAATTTAAAAGTATTAGCTATAACTTCACTATGTGGTACTACAGTGTAAGTATTACCGTGGTTAGGTAAAGGTGCATTTTCTAGATGCCACCTGGTTGTTTCTATTGGTTTTGAATGTCCCATAATTGTTTAAACTTTTAAAGTGTAAATATAATAAAAAAATGCTGACTCAGCAAATTAAAATATATATCTTATTGTATTTAATGGAAAATATTGTTTATATATCTCTTTAAACTCTGCTAGCAATCTAGTTTTGTGTTTTAAAGGATATCTCATAACTCCTGACGCATTCTTTACTTCATAAGAACGTCTCATTAGTTCCTGGGCTTCTGGTGTTGCCTTAGCCATTTGATTTTTATGATTAGTTAAAGCTATAACTTCACACTTATTTACTCCTGCATATGCATTTACTTCAGCAAATAGGTCATTATACTCTTCTTTCCAACCTGGATAGAAGACTAATGGACTATAATTACAGTGTACTTCCCAGCCTAAGTTCTTTAGTCTATTAATATCTTTTATTCTACTAGATATCTTTTGCATCTTAGGTTCTAATATATTAGAGTAAACCTGGGGCATGAGGCTTACTCTGACTCTAGGAGCCTTGTTAAAGTGATTTACATCCAGTTTAAGAAGACTTGGATACTTTGTAGCCATAGTACTGTTAAGTTGTGGATGGTCATCATAACGCTTTAAATAGTCATGTAAAGATTCAGGCATATGTTTCTGCATCAGAACTAAGTCTGAGTTACATGCAATATCTACCATAGTATATATAGGGTCTTGTTGGTCTGGTTCTTTGATATATGTCTTTTCCCATTCAACAACAGACTTAAATATGTCATCTACATTCTTATTTACAAATACTCTACGCCCATTATACCTGGACATATAACAATAAGTGTCTACACAGCCACCAAAGCAACCATAGATTAAGTTGGGAGCTATGCAGTTTGCACTATTGTTATTGGGTTTTGTAACTAAAGTTTTGGTTTGTTGTACTTTAATCATCTATTGGTATAATATTAGACCATGATGGGTAATTAAACTTATTACCCTCATGATCTGAACAAATACAGTACATACCATCCTTCTCCTCATATGTTAAGACTTCTCCTTTTATAACAGATCCATCTGAACTGAATAGATTCTCTGGTGGTTTTCCTATATAATGTTCTTTTTTTTTGATTCTGAACTTTTTTCCTTTTTCTAAATCTCCTAATTGCATTTTAAAATAATTCTAGTTGGTTAGACGATACTGTAAGTATATTATTAATCTCTGTCTCAATAGCACTTAGATAATATCCTTGATTTATATTATAGTTTTCCCATTTAGGTTCTACTTTCATATTATTGAATACAGTCTGCAGCCACTTGCCAGATTCTAATTGTATCTCCCGGTCATCTTTCTTATTCACTTTAACAATCTTAACTCCATTATTAGAGATATAGTATCTATTAATCTTTTGCAGATCTTCCTCAAGATACTCTCCGTTCTTTACAAACTTAGCAACCTGCTTCCAATCACCCTTAGATTTACCACCTATACAGTAATCTAAAATATTCTTATTATCTTTTAGATAGTCCTCAGGTAATACATTGTGTACAAAGTATTGATATATAGCCTTGGGTATCACTAATTTAGATTTATTTTTATGCAATTGCAAATTATGAAAGTCAAAACGTCCCTTTAATTTTACAGGAGCAAAGCTAAACTTGTCATTGTCTACTTTAAATAGATAGTGAGGCTGACTTTGTTTAACTTCTCTCCACTTTGTGATGTCAACTTCTACAAAGTTATTCACGCCAATATAATTATTGACATCAGCAAGTACTAGCTTTTGATATTCATCATGTTCTAGTTGTAAATTTGTTTGCTCTTCCCATTCTCTACATATTTGCATATAATTATCAACGTGATCCCTTGGTATTATGGTTTCTATACCATCTGTATTATGTAGCAATGCTACAGCACCGGGTATTCTCTCCATGATCTGCTCATACAGCATCATTAGAGTCAATTGACCATTAATAGTAATACGTAAACAAAGTTCAGGGTCATAAAAGAAACTCTTATCATCATTGCTTAAACCAAATGTACTATTAAGTATAATTTTATATACATAGTTCATAGGGTTGCTCTTAGGTATCTTCTTTCTTTCATTAAAGAACCATTCATACTGATTGCAAAACTCTTCTTTTGGAAAATGACCTGGAGCAAACTTATTCTTAATAGCAAGATTAGGATAGAAACTAGTCACATCTGATGACATAATAACCATATCATCAGTAGACTCATAAACTCCCTTGTCCCGTGCACCGTGGACACCACCTAAACCAAAGTGAGTCTTAACATTTTTATAGTTTACACTATATTTAAAACTGCCTTTAAGTTTATTCCCTGTTACTTCTAGAGATTTAAACCTATCAAGTAGCATGTTAAACTCTGGAGATGTGAAAGAGATGTACGGTAATATAATATCTTTTACCTTTACTATATCTCTATAAGTTCTCATACCTCTTAGGTCCCGCTTGGGTATATTCAGCATCTGACGTAAGAAATATCCAAATACCTCTTTACTTATCCTTGGTTCTGAAGCACTAAAGAGATTGATACCATATGTTTTAGTAAGTTCTTTTCTTAATTTTATCTGTGATTTTGATCTGTTGAATATTTCTTTTGTTGACCTCACGTCATTAATACAATATTCTAAGATGGTATCTATCTGTTCTTTAGTTTCTATCTTTGTATCATGATGGATAGGCATGTCTAATATATTCTGCCAATCCATACTATACTGAATCCACTTCAGACTGGACCGTTTAGCAGGGTTATCCCAATGGTGCATCTTAAACAGATCTATCTGACCTATCTTCATCTTCCATTGTGCATAATCACTAAACTCTTTATTGTTTGCTTTCTGAATGCAGACCTGTGCATACTTAAATATAGCAGAAGCTATATCACAACCACTAAGCCCTGTCCAACTTTCATAATTATCTAATATATAATGAGTGACTTGTGCATCAAAGGCCAATCCATTGTAGGATATATGCCACTCTTTGTTTTGTATATTTTGTTTTAAGAAATCTATGAAGATATCTGTATCATTTTGCAGATCATGTATGACAAAGACTTCAGTTTCCTGAGTCTTGTAATGTTCAAACACGGCTGTAAAACAATTAGATAAGGTTTCATAATCCATTACCCAGTGTTTCATATGCATTTTTAGTTTTTATAGCCAAAAAAAGCCTACGTCAATAGGCTTCTTTTTTTATAGTCAATAGAGTTATAGGAGGCTATTGACCAGGTAAAATAATTGGTGATGTTTTAGTCTCCTTTACATCAACAAAGTACTCTTTATAATCAAATGTATCTGCATTCACAGCAAACATATGAATAAAAGTTTCTATATCAGTTTTATCATTAAGATAAAATTCAGAGAATGTATCTACTAATCTTCTCTCTTCTTTTACAGTCTTACCAGTTTGCATGTTTGGTTTCTTTAATCTCATTGGTTGACCTTCATCATCTAATTTAGGAACCATGTGATAAGATTGTTTCATTACTTTACTGATAACAGCTAAGATGCCTGATGCAGGATCAAACATAGCTTCTACATATGGTGAGTCTTGACTCACTGGAATTAATGTAAATGATTTAGCATTCCTAAATGTGGAATGAACTAACATCATATTCTGACCTATTTGTGCCATATTGGTTTATTTATTTTGTCAAAGATATGGAACTTTCTTTTAATAATTGATACAAAACATAATTATTATCAACTAAAATTTCTTTTTCCAAGTCTGGTGCAGTACATACCTCATGTACTTTTTGTAGTATATCTAGTTTAACATTAAGTTTATTAGCATATTCTTCATGTACATCTTCTGGAGATAAAAACCCTTGTATATAATTTACAGTTTTCTTATCATCAAAGTAATCTAATATAGTTACTTTGGTTGATAAACTAAACTGAGAGTATTTACCATCTATAAATCTTTTCCAATCATTTTTGAATCTACTAAAGTCAAACATAAACAGCTGTTCTTTCTCTGATAAAGAAGTAAAAGCTCTGTACATAGGATGGGGTATTAGATGCCTCTTTGCAAATACATTAAAAGAGTCTGTTAACTTTGTATTATATAAACATAGAAACATCATATCTTCAGTCTCATAAACGTCACTCCACCCAATATAAGTTTGAGAAGGAACATATTTCAGTCCCTTCCTAAACTTTAATAAAGGATACAAGAAGACCTTACTCTTCTGAAAATATTCTGTATATACTCCCATACTATAATTTAACCTTATTTACTAACATATCCATTGGAAGAGAGTAATTTCTGCTATTATAGTGGAATTTTGCTACATTTAATACACCCGCAAAGCCATCTGCCCAGTCATTTATTGTCTGATCAGTGACATCAAACACATATACTTGATAGTATTTATCTATTACTATGAACTTAAATTGTATCTTGTATTCATCTCTATCATCTCCAAGAGAATCATATACTAACTTCATATATATAGCTGCTTGTAACCAATAATTATAGAAGTCAATTGTCTCTTTGAAGTCTGAAACAGTTTTACCTGTTGTCTTCAAGTCAACTATAGTAACTTCTTTCTTATCAGTATCTACTTTATAGAAATCTACATAACCATGTAAACCAAAATCACAGTCAACTAATTCTGATTTAAGATATTGTTCTTTGTAATATGTAACTGGATCTAAATCAAAATCTGTTGGTGCATCATTTACTAGTATATCTAGTACCTCTTCATTATTCTTCAGGTAATTTATACTAACACCAACTCTATCAAATGTATCTCTGTCTATTACATCTTTATCTCTATTATTTATAAACTTCCAATACATTTCTGCTTCTTCAGTTCTAATCTTATTTAATCTAGCTTCATCAGCTTTTAAAGATTGATATAGATTCATAGACTTGAGTGAGTCTAATATAACAAACTCTTCACAATCAGCAAGGGTCTTTGCATCTGTATGGAATGTCATATCTTTTAAGACTTTACGTATGTTATCACTAGGAAGTTTATCAGGAACCAGCTCAAACTTCTTATCAAAGCTTTCTGGTTCAAACATCAAACAATGCAATAGCTTCCCTTCTATCAAATGTTTATCTGTTTTAATCTCACGATCCTGTAGTATATAGTCCTTATAAAATAAATAAGGAGAAAATATAAGTTTATTTAAAGAGGAATAGCTAAAGCAAAAATCTTTATTTGCATAGAACTCTTCCTCTTTCTTTTCATCTTTATGCATCTTTTTCTATTATATGTTTTTGTAAATCCTCATTAAGATATATACTTTCCATATCTATCTTCCATATGTCATTTAACGCATTGGCTTTCAATACATGTTTATGTATCATATCCTTACAAGTTTTAATAACAAATGGAGTTAACTTACCTTGTTTAATAAGAAAATTTACAAGCCTATTATAAGTAAATCCTTGTGCTCTCTGACATCCTCCTGCTATCTCAGTAAGTCTATTCTTCATTGCTTTTACATTTACTGTATTCCAATTTGAAGTTGACTTACAATACTCAAAGTTAAAATAATATATCATAGTTACAATATCAAATGACTCTTCAAGATTACAGTTAGCCATCATCTCTAATGCAACACTTCTATCATCTATATTATCACTTCTTATCTGTGTAGTAAGGTTAACATAGTCTTCTTCTCCAAGAGTTACTAAACTTTCATCAATCTTTTTACTAATCTCTGTATCTAATACTATATTAGCTGTAGTCTTAGTAAGCTGATTAAATAGTTTAATCTTAGCTGGATCTGCTATGATACCACATCTCTGATGTAATGCAGTCTTTTTAGTTTCTGATATAATATCATTTACATCCTGGACATGATTAGCCTTCTGACCATGAAATGTGTTATTATATGCATATGGTATATCAATTGCAAACATATCACTATTGTGAGTATCTTCTAACATCTTACGTATGCTTGGCATAAGATCTTCATGTAACAAATCCTTCTCTCTCATTTTAATAAACATCTCATAGACTCTTCTCTTTGAGAATGCAGGATTCCAGTTGTACTTAACAAGACTCTCAATAAACTTTGTTGATACTACATGAATATCAGCAGTAACAGGATTTCTTGATACCTTAACATCATATGAACCTTTTAATAAGTCCACCTTCTGTCTAGGTAATGACAACTTTGGGTATCTATATATAGTTTTGCCTTGTATATCTAGCTTTTCACCGGATATTGAAAGACCTAACATCTTAGCATCCTCTGTTGTAAGATGCCAGTTGCTAGTGTTATATAAAAATATACCTTCTTTATCTAAATTAAATGACTGTGCATTAAGTTGATTTGAAGTATATGATTCTTTGCTATTTACGCTTAAACTTATTTTATAATAATTATACATTTTTTAAATATTTTTGGTATTCTTTCTTTACAGAGACTTTAAATACATACAAGTCTCTATTGTGTATTGTTATCTCACTTCTTACTCTTGGTTCTAAATATCTAAATGCTTTAGAATCCAATAGTCCTTCCTCCTCTAGATATAATATCATAGCCTCTGCATTAAAATCAGATATCTTACTAAAGTTTGACTGACTCAACCAGTACTGAATATCTTTATCTCTATTATAAGCATGGGTTATTCTATAACATTCTTGAGTCAAAACCCAGAACAGATGCAGATTTTTAGTATAATCTATGGTAGGAATAATCTTACCTGCCAAAGCTACATCATCATTATTATGAGAATTAACTTGAGCAATTATATCACTTAATAATTCTTCATCTAATATACATCTATTTGCTGAACTATGCAATACTGTTCCAACGTCTACAACATCTAATGAACCTGTATCTATAAGATGAGCTATGTTAACTGCAAGACCTGTAATCATCCAATTATCATACAAAGCTTCATCAGTCTCTAAATCATAATATCTAATCCTTTTAGTGATCTTTTCATCTATAATAACTGGACCATCATAGTTCTGGATTAAACTATTTATAGGTGATGAACTCTGACTTATAGAACCTTCTATAGTAGTTTCATAGTTCCATAGCTTAGACATCATAGATGTAGTTGGAATATTCTCACCATTTTGTAATTGTCTTCCAGAGAATCTACCATGTGTAACTATAAGATCTGCTAGCTCATAATCATTAGTAACTGTAATCTTATGCTCTCTTAATGCAGCTTTAATTCTGTCAAGTGATACCTCACTGTTAGGCAGTACAAAAGCTTTCTTGTACATTTGTAATGTCTGATCAGTAACCGTATCCTTATACAATATAGAATGTATTTTTTCATATGTAGTTACATCTTGTGTAACTAGTACTTCTTCCACACTATGGTTGACGATGACTCCGTATTTAGAGTCACCATCAAGCCCAAAATGTTTTAAAGCATCAGTATTAAATTGTTGATATACTGTCTTCTTTGCCATTTTATTTCATAGTCATTTTGACAATCTCAGGGATCATCATTAGTTTATTAAATTTACTTTTATTACCATTAAAGATGGTTCTAACAATAAGATACTGTAGATCATTAGTAAAATAATCTAGTGTACACAGAGCTTTAAGTCTATCAGTAATCTTCTGGTTAATAGTATTATCTTTAGAATATACTACAGAATAATTACCAAGTCTTGTAGCTAATGTAGATGCAATATCTGCACGGTATGAATCATCTTTACCAATACAAGATCTAAGCTCATTAAGAATATATTGTTCATTATCATGTGTCAATAAATCTTTAGGTGTAACAAGCTTGTCCAATTTGTTATTAATAAATGTAGTAAACATAGAAGCAAATGCATCTCCAACACTACCCTCACCAATCATTTGGATCATAGATAGATTATCTTCAAAACTATCAAAGCTTGATATAGCATTGAAGAATGTTGTAATAGATCTTGCATTTGTTTCTTGAGTTACTAACTCTGGGTGAAGCAACAGGAAGTTGATACATCTAGTATCAATCCCTGCTTCCTCTGCCCATGCTGCCCATACATTAACATCAAACTTCAAGTTAGCGGTTACATATCTAGTCTTCTGTGCTGAGTCAACACTGTTAACCATATAATCTCCGTTGTCTGGGTTTGCTGTCAAAATTATGTGCCAGTCTTTTGGTAATGTCCATGAGATATAACTCTGACGGTCCACTAATTCCATAACTGCTTGAATAAACCTTACATCAGCACGGTTCCAGTCATCTAGTAGTAGGATACCACCTTCTTTCTTATCTGCAATCCATTCTGGTGCACAATAAGACATTCTATTCTTACCAGTCATCTTGTATCCATTCTTTAGATACTCTTGTACTGCTAGCTCATCAACCCACATACCTACTTTCTTAGTTGTAGTTGTGGTATTTAAGTTAGCAAGGCTTGCTCCAGCAGCTCTTTGTGTAGCTGTGACCATAGCTAAGTTATTTGCTGGTTTAGTGATAGTCTTCTCTTTGTACATCTGGAATTGACGCACTGGGAAACCAACAAGATCACCTAGCTCCTCAATCTGTGCTAGATTAAGTTTTACAAAGTTTAGTTTATTTTCTTTTGCTAGTTCTAATATACTTGAAGTTTTACCAATACCTGATTCACCTACAACCTCAACAGATACAGAGTTCTTACCGTCCTTCTGTAAAAATCTGTTGTTAGTAATAATGTGATTAATAAATCCTTTAAGTTCTGTTACATTTAAATTTACTTGTGCCATTTTCTTTTATTAATTAAGTTGAATTTTCTTTCCTGGTAACTCTTCATTTATACTACAGTTTGAACTGTGTACCCATAACGTATTGTTTGGACAGTTCTCTGGAGCATAAGCCTCACCATCTGTTAAATATATTAAAGCAGTATATCTACTCCTCTTCTCATTATAATGATCAATTACTGGTTGGAAGCTAGTCCCACCACGACCATGTATTTCCCAATCTCTTTTTGGATTAAACTCTTTGACAGTATGTAGTTTAGTATCACACTGAGCCACTGTAATCTTATGACCTGTCTTATGCATATGCGTAAGCTCACTAAAGAATTCTTTTAGCTCATCATTATTTACTGATCCACTTGTGTCAACACCAACAAGAATATGATTCTTGAATTTAATCTTAAGACCTGGATTAGCTGAGTATCTTTTATTATACTTACGTCTCAGCTTTTTAGTATATACTATACTAGAGTTGCCTACAAATCTTTTTAGATATCCTTTCCAATCAAACTTTGGTGGTTCAACATGCAAAATTCTATCTATAATATTCTTAAGCTCTCCCGGTATATTACCACACTTCTTTATGGTCTGTTGTGCTGCCTCTTTTAGCTGATGTTCTATTTGTTTTTGTAATAGTTTCTTATCAGCCTCTGACATATCATTAAAGTCATCCCATGTAGTGTGACAATATGGTGTTTCTCCTTGCATCTGACTCATCAAAGAATCTAATGTTGGAGACGTTCCATCCTGTTGTGCTTCTAACAGTTTCTCATAGTAATAGTTAGTACCTTTCTTCTTCTCTAAGTCTAATTCAGGAAAACTACTGAGCAATAAACCACCCTCTGGTAATCTATCTGCTCTTATATATTGATTGATCTCTAAGTCTGCAGCAATATTAAATAGTTTCTTGTCTGCATATCTGGATCTAAGAACTAAATGCCCAAATGCTATATGTAATAGCTCATGCTTTATTAGACCTAACCTATGATCAGGTGATAAGTCTGTAAAGAACTCAGGGTTTATAGTTAATTGTACTCCAATATTATTCTTACTTACACCTGCTGTAGGTATAAGTATGCTATATTTCTTATTGATACCAATCAAAAAGAGCCCGTACAAGGGCTCAGAAAATATTAAAGTCTTGGTTGCCTTTGCAACACTATCTTGAATATTAATCATCTGTTATTTTATTAAGTATTTCATTATATATTTCATCCATTTTATTTATATCTATATAGGCATATATGTTCTTGGTATCCATATCAGACATTCCCATCTGAAATGTATACTGAACTGCAATAGAAAAGTCAACTCTCTCTTTAAACATCAAAGCTTTACACATTAACCTGTCTAATATATCTTTATCTTGATACTGTTCTTGGTATATAGCTAGTGCTATAGCTGCATCTTCTTTGCTTCCACTGAACATATCCCTTAGAGTAAAAAACTCATCTATTGTTATTATCTTTCTAGATTTCTTCTTCATCTAATATTAATTCTATCCATACACCGGGGTTCTCTTTGTCATAAGAATACTGTTTGAAGTCTGGTATAATAAACTCTGCATTATCATCTTCTATCCATCCGTGCTTAACCATATCATCCTGTACTGTTTGTGCAGGGTTAATATAATCAAACTTATGTCTAGTCCCTCTGATAAACTCAAAACTTATTCTAACTGGTGAAGTAAGCTTATCAACTTCTTTTCTGAAGTCTTCAGCATACTTAGCATAGTACTCTTTACTAGCCTTTCTATAATTCATTACAGCTTTGCTAGCAATAAAATACTTACCAGTCCATCTTCTACCATTCTTACTACTAGGTACATTACCGGGTATAAACCATCTATGTTTCATCATAATTATTTATTTAGTATTTCTTTGAGTAAAGGTCTTAGATTCTGATGAACTTGGCTTACACCTATCTTCTTAACAGCATCTGATATATCTTTACAAATAGGTAATACAAGACCATCTATTCTATACATAGATCTATATCTATCTATAGCTTTCTTACCGGCCTCATCATTATCTAGAAGAGTTATAACTTTTTTGTATTTCTTTTTAAAGTATTCTATTATGTGTGGTTTAATCATAGTATTCTCACTATCAGGAGCAATAGTCTCTACATTATAACCAATGCTAGCAAGACACATTGCATCTTTAAGAGAAGCACATATCACTAGATACGGCTGATTATATTGTAACTGATCATATCCCTGCAGATAGCTTTTAACTTTATGAAACTTATGTTTACTATATGGCTGGTATATTTTATATACATCACCATCCTTATCATAATAACCATACATATACTTACCTTCTATCTTAAGACTCTTAACCTTATAGTTCTCTTCTTTTACTAAGTTATAATACTCAATTGGTTTAACGTTATACTTATCAAGTATACTCTTACCAATATTGAACTGCAACCAGAATGAAGCATCTGCTTCTGTCCACTCAGTATCTTTTATGAACTGAACTTCCCACTTTGGTTGAGGTGTTAGCTGTTGGGATTTGAATCCTCCAGCTTTGACATGTGCATTATAATCATTAGTAATCTTTTGAGATGCCATAGGAAAGTCTATGTTAAACATCATCTTTACAAGATCTACCTTGTTACCACTCTTACCTGTTGAGAAATCTTTAAACTTATATTGCATTGCTGCTTTATCAACATAAATACAAAAGCTTGGTGTTCTCTCATTAGGATTAAAGATGGATTTAATCTTGATGTCTTGGCCCACAAGAGCCTCTGATAAATTTAAGTAATACTGAAATACCCAATAGCTTGGTACGTCTGATGGGTGTAGAACTAAATTCTTAGTACTAAACATTATCTAGCGTTTTCTACTTCCCACATCCATTCATAATCTGGTTCCATATAATTAGTATTGTGTAAATCAAAGGGTGGTAAGTCAACCACGAAAACCACCCTTATCATTACTGATTCAAACTACAAATCAAAGTCATCACCGTTAGCTGCAGCAGGCTCAAAGCTAGTAGTAGTAGCATTCTCCTTCTTAACTAATGGTCTGAAATGTTGGTTATTACTCTTATCAAAAGTAAGTATGTTAGAATTCTCTGTGTCAACAGCTTCTAACGGCACACCTTCTCTTGTTCTCTTAGGTAAGAATAAGTCATTGTTTACATAACCTTCCTTGTTTTCCCATTCACGTGCACCTAGACAAGCATTAATGTAACCAGTGTTTGAGCATACCTTTGCAGCTTTAATCATAAAGTCTTCAATAGTAGCAGCCTCAATAGCATCTAGTTCATTTCTCTTGCCAACAACTTCAGCAAGAAATACCATAGCTTTTAATACTTCATTGTCTCTTTTGATCTCATTACCGTTTGATAAAACAGTATCTTTATATGGATATGGTGAGAATCTAACTCTACCAACCTGGCCTTCATAACGTTCTCCATTAGGATTATTCATGTCTTTTAGGAAACCTTGAAACTCTCCTTCAACTGGTTCTGTTTCTACATGTAGCATAATATTATATGCCTCAGAGTCATAAGGTGTTTGATCAAAAGTAATAGAATTAATTTTAATCTTTTGATTACCTGGACCAGCAACTGGTTTAATACTGCCTGATCCTACAGACAAATCTTTAGTACTTAACATAATTTTTCTTTTTAATTAATTAATTATTCTTCATATTTCTGTATGCAATCCTTTACATACTGCAGGTCATTTGAGATAAATTTATCTTCAAACATACCCATTGGTGATTTACATGTGTTCTCTCCATTGTTTTGTGTTTCAAAACCATATTCAAGTTCACCATCATCATTTTTATTTACTTTACCAAATAAAACTATAGAAAAGAGACCTTCCAAAGTTAACGTATTGTCAATCATTTTCCCAATAGTTTTGGCTTTTACTTTTCTATTACCATTTATATCTGTTGAATCCTCTGAGTGAGTCAAGAATATAACAGTTAAATCATCTCTCATGTCTTTAGGCATCTTAGCTACTTGTGCTAAGTTAGCTGCAATCTGAGTAAATTTATCATAACCTTTTTCATTTGCTCTTTCAAAGTATTCAAATGAACTCATGTACTGCCAGTCATCTACAACTAATGTTTTGATCTGTGGCATTTTATCATTCACATGGTTCATTGCTTTAATTATACCAGCAGCTGATGCAGCTGATGTAATGTTACCTTTAGGGTTATCTTTACTAATCTGAGTATACTTACTCTTATAACCTTTGAAAGGCAATGGTTTATTAGCAATGTTTATAATGAAAGTCTCTTTTGGATCTAATGTTCTGATTGAGGTAGACTTCCCTGTACCTGAATCAGCAATAACTAATACGCTTTGTGCCATTTACTTAATTGATTTAATTACATTTATTAATTTATTTAGTGTATCATTGATATCAAGTAGTGCTCCTACTACTGGGTCTTCTATAACCTCTTTCTTATCTGGATCAGGTAAGTTTGGGTTAGCAAAGTCTACAATAGCATTACCTCTACTAGTAACATCATTTATTACTTTGAGCTCACTCACAGGGATTATGTGTCTTACAAATCCTGAGCTTGAAGTAATTAGTTCATACTCTTCTTTCCAATGTGGATTATATTTATGAAGGTATAAAGTTCTTTTTGGATCTTCTGAGTCATAGTCTATACTAACAAACTCTGTATATATGTCTTGTTCTTTTTCTAGTTCACTAGGAAAGAAACTAACATGTAGATCATCTTTACCTGTAGGCCTGTAAGCCATCTTAGGTATATATAGTGCATTTATCTTACCCTCTGTCTGAAAGTAATCTTCATGCTCTTCTCTTAGCTTTGAAACTTTTTGTTTCCTTTCCGCTGGTGTCAGTCCCATTGATTTATTATTTATATTTTTAGTATTAAAACTCATCTACGTTCTTGTTGTGCTGGCGTTGCCATTTCTTCTATTTGCATTTGCTCAAACTTTGCTTTAAAGAATGACATCCTTGCATCACCATTCCTGGCTTTTAAGAAGTGCAACACTAATGTTCTATCATTTTCTATTATATATCTATCTGGACCATAATATCTAATCTTCTGCTTGGCTGGCCTGTTAATACCTATTAAAGTATCAGCATGTTGTAGCATAGCATCTGAACCAAAGATATCTGATTCAAGTATATAGTTACCATACTTACCATCTACAGCTCTATCTGGATTATCTATGTTACGGTTTAGCTGTGATAAACAAATAAACAAACATGGATAGTCCCTCTTACACTGTGTAAAGAACTCACCTAATTCAAATAACATATCTAATGTGCTATTCTGATAGGGTGCTCTTTTAACAAGCATACTATGATCTAATGTAATCATAGTTGGTATACCTTTATGTTCTGTCATATATTGATCTATCTGATCACGCATTTGATTTACTGTCATAGGTGTAGATACAATATCTACTGGATATTTAACTCTTTCTTTTGCATACTGATGACACTTATTTAATGTATCTGTACTAAGTATACTACCTGCACTACATAACTCTTTGTATGTCTTACCGGTTATAGAACTAAACTCTCTAATAGCTGAGGTTCTTCCTACCATCTCAAACTGAAACTCCAATACTCTGAAGTTATCATTTGGATTTAATAGAAATGATTCTCTTATGATTTGGTCTTTAATTAGTGTCTTACCTGAACCAGGTCTACCACCAATTACAGTTAATGTATTCCACTCTAATCCATCAGTAGTAGCATCATTAAATTTAGGCCATGGTGTATATATAGATTTCTCCTCACCAGTTGATCTGGCGTACATATATTTAAGTGCTTCATTAAATGCAGCATACTGCCCCACCCATGATGGTTTCTTTTTCATACTACGTTTTCTTTAAAGTGATCTTCTTCTGTATCAATACCATCTATTATCATATCACAATAATCCGCTAGAGTAGAATGTTTTACCCTGTGCTTATCTTGTTTACAAATAAAGTATTGACTTGTCTGCATATACATATAGTCTTTGTCTCTGTATTCATTAACATACATTCTGGTTGCAGCAAATACTGTTTCCCAGTCATGATCATATGTATTAAAGAACCATCTAAATGCTTCTCCTAATGCCTTCACATTATTTCTTGCAGGTTTACCGCTAGGTAGTTTCTTGTTTGGGAATATCTCTCTGTAATCATTTATCCATGTTACATACTTCTTACCCATAAGTTGTATATCAGTCTTCTTCTTAGCCTTAATAAAATAGTTATCTAGCCTAACACAAAATGCCTTGGCTTCAGGTGTTAATAAATATACACCATTCTTCTGATCTAAATATCCTATCTTAACTAAGTGAAGCTTATCTTCTTCTTTAGTATGTACAGCTGAAGTGCTAACTCCATTCTTCATACCAAACAATAAAAGAACTTGGTTTGGTGTAACGTTTTTGCTTAACATTACTTGGAATAAATCCCACATAAATTATTGGTTTTTAAAGATTATAAAGATACAAAATTCTACCATACAATCCTATCTTTTCCATGCTTTTCAAGGTGATCATTTACCTTATTAAAGACATCTTTACAATCCCATTCTCCGCCTCTGTATGCAGCTGATGCTGGGTGACTTACTTTAAATAATGTATGGTTTGAGAAATACCTTTCCCATTCTTCTGCTTTTCTACCCATCATTATAACCGGTAGATCTTTTTTATGTTTATTTATTAAGTCAAACAAATACTCTGCATATGGTTTCCATAAGTTATAATGTGATCCTATCTTGTTGACCTCACATGTAAATGCTGTATTAAGTAACAGCACACCCTGGTTAGCCCAGCGTCTTAAGTCACATTCTTCTGGTGTATATATAGCCCTACCTGTTTTAGTGTAATCACCTATGGTTTGTTTTAGTATGTATTGCAAAGACTTTTCAGCTTTACCTTTGTTACTACAACTAAAAGCTATTCCGTCAGCAACTCCTAGCTGTGGGTATGGGTCTTGCCCAATAACAATAACTTTAAGATCATCATACGGACACTCTACAAAAGCATTCATTACGTCTTTAAACTTTGGTGTAAATCTCCTGCCTGATTCTACAAGTGATACCAAGCTATTCATGATCATATCAAAGCTTAATCCATTTATAAAAGGTGATAATGCTGGCTCCCACCCTGATGGTTCTATTTTCTCAATTAATTTTTCTCTGAGATTATTTATATCTATGTCTAGTTTTTTCATATATTATTATTACATTTGTATTTAAAATCTAAAATTATGGCAGAACATAAACAAATTGTTAGTTATGACTACACAAAGGTTATCAAAGATATTGTAGTATCTACAGCATTCATTCCTGGTTTACAGAATGTATACTACAGATATGTAAGTGAATTCTATGAAAAACCTGAGGATCTTGGTGCTTTGCTTACCAAATTCCACGGTATTGTAGATGGTAAAATAACTGGTGAAGATGCTGCCATGACACCAATTGAACATGAGATATATACTATATTCTCATTAACACATTTATTTAAATCATTTGCTAAAGATCAGGACTTAGAAATACTAACTGATCTACCTGTAGATAATGACACGCTTAAAAAGTATGCTGAAGAAGCTAAGAAAGCTGGTACACTTAATGAGTCTTTAAATATATTAGCAAATAAAATTAATACACATATACCTGATGCCAAAGAAGAGGAAACTGAACAGTAAAAATCCTAAGTACCTACCTAAAGATGAGGTACAAGAACCAGTAGTTAAAGAAAAGAGATTAATAAATACAGTTAAGCTTAGTTCTAAAAGAGAAGCTAAAGTGTATGCAGTCTTTTTATCTTAACTGCATACCACCAAAGTCTCCTATTTCCATTGCTGCTTGAATTGCAAGATTTAATTCTTCTTTATCACACTTAGCAAAAGATTTACAGTATTCTACATTGTTTCTCATAAAACATAGGCCTGCTCTACGTTTTACTTGAAGCTTTACTTCTTCAAACGTATGACCTATCTCATTGGCTATCTCTCTGATCATAGCATGTATTCTTGCTAGCTGTGGGTTACTACCCTTACCATCATTGACACCAATAAATATATCCAGCCTAGCACTCTCAGGCTGATCTTTTAAAAAGTTTTTAAATTTTATCTCAAATGCTTTGATTGGAAAGTGTAACTCTCCATCCTTGACACGAGCTTCTACAAATAGTTGGTCTTTCATGATGCTAGCCAACCCATTATGACAAGCATTACTATTATACCAGCTATACTAATCAGTGCCATTATAGCATGACCTTCTACCTGTTCTTTTCTTCTTCCTTGTCTGTATTTTATATCTTCTTCTCTTTTATTTGATTCCATATGATTAAAAATATTTGGATATTGTTTTCTAATATACTCTTTTCCGTTGTTTGTAAAATGTTTCATAGGTCTTTTAATTCAAGTATTTCTTCCTCCAGGCTGTCTATATCTAAACTTTCTTCTATTATATCCTTAACATCTACATTGATTAGATGCCCACTTCTATCTTTAAGTGGTGCCCATATATGTTGTATATCTACAACCGGAGGTGAACCAGGATACCCACTACCATCTGGATAATAATCTACTGATGGCTCTCCTGGTGTATATATATAATCTATTTCTAAATCCACATCATCATGTGTCCATTCTATTGACTCCATTATTTAAATCTTAAAACACCCGGTTCAACTTCATCAAACGCCTGACCACAATCAAGACACTCAACTTCTGTGCCTTTTTGTACCATACTGTGCAGCTTTGACCTCTCAAAACAATTTGGACATACCTTATCCACAACAACATCATAACTTTCTTCAATGACTTCTTCAATCTTGACTCTAGCCAAATCTTGAATGTATGCATCATGATCTCCTTGGTATTCTTCTTCTACCATTTTCATGTATATTTCTTTCATTCTTCCCATAGTTATCTATTTAAAGGGTTATAATATTTAATTTTATTTTGATCAAATCCTTTCAGTGCAGACTTAACCCATGTTGCATCTTGTGTGCCTTTATAACATAATATATGACATGTAGCACGCTCTGATGGATTTAGCCTAAGTAAACGGCCTATCCTCTGAGCTGTCTTTTTCTCATTACCATATGCATGCATAATAATACCCTGTTTTAAATTAGGTATTGTTACACCTTCTGATAACTGTAAGACACAAGATAGCTGATGTATTCTACCATCTTTAAAAAGTTCTAGATTATCTTCTGACTTTTTATTTGTAGAGTGATAGCTAAACTTACATACTCTATCAGCTTGTTTCTGGGTATTAGCAAATATAATACACTTATCATTCATATTACTTAGTAATGATTTAGTGTATATCTCTTTGCTATTATATTCCATCAGTGCTCTCATTCTCATGATTCTAGCAAACTGTTGTTGCTTTGGAGTCTGTGCATCTCTGCATCTTCCTGTAACATATTCATAGTCTTTAGCCTCTGTTGTCCACCAATGTCCACCATTCTTATTCTTTTTCTTTAATGTTGGTAGTTTAGATAGCTGTAGCTCATGTATAATTATTTGATAGTCATTTAATATCTTAGAGTCAGTAGCTTTATCTACATCAAATAGATATTTCATAGGACAATACTTCTGTACCATCTTACCTTTTTCTGATTGTCTATCCCTTGGTGGTGTACCGGTTAGACCTAGTATCTTACCTTGAAACTGTGATAAAAATACTTCATGACCTGGTAATAATGAATGACACTCATCTAAATATACTATATCATAATCATTTGGATTACGTTTCTTAAGTGATAAATAAGTAGTAAATGTAATATGATCTTCTAATACTGTGTCATTTATTTTATTTAGTTCATCATACCAAGACTTTATAACTGACTTCTTTGGTATTACTACTAATGCTTTTATAAAGGGATTGTAATTCTTTTTTAAGTGTTCTATTGCAATACGTGTTTTACCAACACCCATTGATATCCCTAGACCACATCTTTTATGTTGCATTGCTATAGACAATGCATCTGCTTGGACTATTTCTCTATTATTCATCTGATTCTTGTTCATAAGTTCTAGGCATTGAGAAGCCCAGTTCTATTGCGTGTACTGTATTTTCTTCTATCCACATGTGACAGTTTCTGCACACAGGTAACCATGTATTTACATCTAAATAGTGTACACCTCTACCTTTCTTGTGGTGTACATCTGTAGCATGTATTGTACAGTTGTGGATCTTTGCGTGGCATATTGGATGCTCCAGTAAATACGGCCCACGTAATTTCTTGTAAGCCGTATTTGCCTTCTGCATTTTTTTAGAAAAGTTTCTAATTCCCATTTGTTGTTAATGTAAAAAAGTTTCTTGGTAACAAACCTAGTGACATAAATTTTAGTATAACATCTTCATATGTGATCCCTAAGTCCTTGAATGTCATAGTGTTATGATAGTCATCAAGTACTTCCTCTGCTGGTATAGATATTATATAATCTACAATCTTGCTCTTAAATGTTTTACTAAGATAAGCATTTATTCTCTTGTTACAAATAGTTTGTTTCCATGCATTGATCTCTCTTTGTGCACGTTTCCAAACCTTTGTTATCCTGCGTCTTTTGTCCCAGTGTAACTTCTTAACTTCTTCAGGTTTATAAACCTTGAGTCCGTGTAGTACACGTTTAAACAAAAAATGTTGATAAGGATTTAACTTAGAATAATCTAATGAGTTTACTATAGATGGTGGATGTAATTGATACTCCTCTAATATTCCATAGTATTGATAGCGTTCTTTTCTGTGTTGTAATTTTAGTTTTGATATTTGATCTAGTGATAACATGATTAAGTGGTTTTAGTGATTGATTTAGTAAATGATTTATAGATTAGAGATCCCGGCAGAACCAGGACCTCTATCTAATTATAACGTCTGGCTTATAATTCAAACGTTTCTTCTTCAAGGACTTCTTCAGCTTCAGCCTTTACTTCATCCTCTTCATTTACTTCATCAACCTCTTGGTTATCAACTGTATCAAATGCCTCCTCTGGTGTAGCATTCTGTACTATCTTAGCTTCAGTAACTAAACCATTAGCTTCTCTAATGTCTTGACCATTAGTGTGTGCTATTAGCGTGTCTTCAGCTGTAGTATCAGGTGTAAATATTGTTTTCCTATAAATAGGTTGACCATCTACACAGCATACAATACCTGTATCCCCTGCATATTTAAGATCTCTGTCAGGATTAGTAGAGTTAAATGGCTCTAAGCTCTCCTTGATTACAATTTTACCGTTTAGTACTTGGTTTGCTTTCCAGTTCATAGACTGTAAGTCTTCTAGTTTACCTGGAATTAGAGCTGATAAGTTCATAGGTCTTAAGAAACCGTTGCTTCCAAATCCTACTCTCTTTTGTGTTACTCTAGCATATCCATACTCTGAGTTGTTTTCTGATTGACGGATAGCATTACCCATCTCATCTGCGTTAATGATTACTTGCATTTTTAAAAAATTTATAAATTAATAATTGATTTTATTGATGATTAAATATCATCTGAATGGAAATACGGGTCATCAAGTTTTTCAAAAGCATTAATCTCATCCAAAGCTGGCTCAAATTCTTCTATGAATTCTACTGCAATCTCTGGTGGTTGTGTTCTATTAATGCTACTGTTATAAAATGGATTACCCACATCTTTAGTATATGCTGAACTCAGACCATTAAGGTCATTGTACTCATCATCTGTCAATGCTAAGTACTGCTCTAGTGAGCATTCTATTATTCTGCCATTGGGTAATTGTATAATCATCTGTTAGAATGTGTCTAACAAAGCTATAAAAACTAAACCGTTCTGGCTGAATAATAATTAGATTTATTAATCTGAATTCAAAAATAAATAGCAGTATAATAGCTAACGTCTAAATTATGATTAGCTTTCTACCTACTCTTTTAATATAATTATGTGCTTTTAACTCTCTAATATATCTACTAACTGTATCAGGAGTGACATTTAGAGTGTCTGCTAACGTTGATAGTGAAGGAAAACATTCTCTATCTTTGTCAGCATAACAGGACAATAAACTATATAGTCCTTTTGCTTGTATAGTAAGGCTTGGATCAGTCATTACTTGATGCATAACTATTCCAAACCTATTGTTTTTAATCTTGTGCATGATCTTTTAGTATTCTCAACAGTGACATATTATCATCAGCCTCTGCTGCAAGATCCAGATTTCTTAATGAGTACTTATCATTCATGTACTTACCAAACTTCCCTTTTATTTTAGGGTCTTTGGTTAGCTTATGATACTCACTAACAATCAGTGCTCTTGATAACTTAGGCATCTAACTCATGTACTATATCAAAATACTTGATGTCTTCTTCACGTACTTTGATTAAATCTACAGGTGCAAAGTCATGTTCTACACCTTTGTATAGTTTTTCTTCATCATGATACATCAGTTCTACTGTGATCCGTTGATAAAATGGGTCATAGGTTTCTTTATTGTATGATGCATCCTTGATAACCTTACCAAATACATATCCATCTCCTGGATTTAGATTCATATCAGTAAGTATATCCCACTCAAAACCATCTTTGTCTCCTTTATGCCAGTTTGGTGGCTTAACTTTGACATAGTCTCCTGGGAATACTGGTTCATACTTCTTACCTACACAAGCAAGATGTAATATTAATTCTTTGCTATGATCTGGTAGTTTACCAAGTATGATTTCTTTTATATGTTCACTGTTGTGCTCACATTGTATGTTAAACACATTAGTGATAAGCTTATTGAGAACTTCTTCTGCAATATTCAATTTATTATTCATGTTAATTATTATTAAGAGATAGAGGACACCAGTAGATAAACTAAACAATTTATGAAAGATGTAATTCTAAAAAAAAATCTACTGGTGCCATATCAAGGGTTACCACTCTAACCACAATCAATCTTCAAGGCCTAACTACAATAGTATTTATATAAATATAATTACTGGTGTTGTTAGTCTATTAATGGTAATAGTTATTTAAATAGGTTTTTGATTCTGACCCATAAAGATTCTTTAGGGACAATACCAAACTGAAAGAATGTTAATTCAAGCATCTCCATCTCTTTCTTGATGTATGCTAATGCTTTATCAGTGAACTCAAGTTCTCCTGTATATGTATTTAATTGAAGAGCATCATCCCCAAAATAGAGATGTGCTCTTTCTTCTGCTAAATAATGTATTAATGTTTCTAGTCTATCTGGATCCATTAGCATCTAGTGTATTTCTGCTTCTTAGCGTTCCAGCATTTCATTTTAGACTGTTTCATTTTGGATGTCTTGCACGATCTAGATGATCCACAAGACTGGATTACGGGTCCTGCTATAAATAGAAAGACCATAAGGATTATTATTCTTCTCATGATTATTAAGTGTTATAAGATATAGCATACGATATGTATCCTATCTCTTGATTATGTTTGATTACTTTTAGTGTGTGTTCTGCTCCTTGTCTGGTGCTATGGTAACGTGATTGTCTGTCATAAGGCATACCATTTTGAGTACGACCTATGTAATAACCAGCTGATGACCTAAGCACCTTTAATGGTGAAATGTTCATTTGATTATTTATTAAGTGATTGTGCAATATTGCGGGTACTATGTCTATTATCCTATAGAGGAAGAGACAAGCTAACCTATAACCTGTGGCCTTATTGGTATTGTTGAGTCATTACCACTAGTTATAGTAGTGTTAGCTATATTTATATTATTAGTTGTGAGAACTTTTTATGTGTGTGTAAAAGTGGTAAATAGTGGGTATATGGACCTAACTCTCACAATGTGACACACATTAATAAGTTTTTTTCTTTTTTTATTACTTATTGCAAGCAAATAATAGATTGGGAGCAAAAAGTAGGAAAGAAAGAGAGAAAACTGTAGGATGTGTGTAAGTATTGCTGCAGTAACGTGTAAGTATGGCCAGAGTGCAAGCAAGAGCTGACCTAAGCCAGCTACTCACTCTTCAGCTCTACGCTTTACAGTAGAACAGGTTCTCCATTACCTCACCGTCACTCCTTACAAAGTTAGTGTCACCTACAATTAGTTCAGGTATCTCATCACCTTGTTTGAATTCTTTCTCAAACGTATTCCAAAATGGATTGTCTGCATTCATTGGTAATCCCTCATTTGTTTTGGGGCTATAGATTCCGTAGCGTGCATTACTATTATTTCCAATGTTGACTACTTGAGAACCTAACTTAATTTTAGAAGTTCCTGCAGGTTTGTCTGAAACAATAATTGTTTTGTACTGTGTGCCGTCTGCACGTGTACCTTTGTTGATTTTGTGTAAATAAGCCATTGTTATAATTTTTAAATGGTTTTGTGGATTATTACGGGGGGTTCCCCAACCACAAACAAAAGCTGGGGAGCAAATCTGTAGGAGGTTATTAGCACGCTAAACACACAATTTTTTAGGGGGGATGGAAAATTTTTTAATCAGGTGGGGGGAAGGTTGGGCTGAATTTATTTTTTTGGGACTCCAAATTTTAGTATATTGTCTGTATAGATGGATTGTAAATAACTAAAAAATTAAAGATGTCAAACTGGGAAAATGAGCCAGAACATGATTCTGGACTAAGTGAAATAGAACAAATGCAACTAGATGCAATCATACTTGAGACTGCATATAATAATTCCTATTTGGTTTTAACTAATCAAATTACTTTTGAAGATCTTCTCTCTAAGAAGTTTGACACCGGGCATGAAGCAGTCATGGCCTATGATCCAGAAGAAGGTCCTACACAAGAGCAGTTGGATAATATGATTCATTACTACATAGGTCTTGAGGAATATGAGAGATGTGCTAAGTTGCAAAGATTAATGGATGAAGCGTATCCGCAAATAATAGACTAATGGCACTAAAAAAATCAGGGAAAAAGAAAAGCACCGTAAATAGTTCAGGTAACTATACTAAACCGGGAATGCGTAAAAGATTGTTTAATCAAATCAAAGCTGGAAGCAAAGGTGGTAGACCAGGTCAGTGGTCAGCACGTAAAGCTCAGATGTTAGCTAAAAAGTATAAAGCTGCTGGTGGAGGTTATAAAGGTAAAAAGAAATGAAAGTAAAAGCACCTAAAGGATATCATTGGATGAAAGCCGGTAAAGGATCTCCTAAATTAATGAAGGATCCTAAGACTGGTTATAAAGCTCATCCGGGAGCAAGTAAATCATTTAATTTTGCAATACAAAAAGTACATAAAAAATAATGCGTAAAAAGATAATAATATTTTTTGTATGTTTGTTACTAAGTTCTTGTGGCGTATCTAAGCCGTCATGGGAAAGAGATAAATGCTGTAAAGAAGCAAAGGTCACTCAAAATGATCATACTTTTATGGGTATATTATTTTCAGGATTAGTATTATTTAGTTTACACACTTTTACAACAAGGTAATGGCTAAAACAAAGCAACAAAAAAGTCTAGATAGATGGACTAAGCAGAAGTGGAGAACTCCTTCAGGTAAGAAAAGTTCTGAGACAGGTGAAGTGTATGCACCTGCTAAAACTATATCTAAGCTAAAAGGAACTAAGAAAGGTAGAAAGAAGCTAGCTGCAGCGAATGCAAAGAAGAGAGCAGCAACAAGAAAAGGTAAACAGCATGCTAGTCATGGCTTACATAAAGGTAAGAACAGAACTGGGGCTAAGAAAAAGAAATAAGATGAGAAAAAGAGAAAAAGCAAGGAAGTGGTTTGCCCATAGAGGTATAAATCCAGATAACACATTTACTAATCCAGAAGATAGACAATTCTACAAGTTAGACTTTCCACCAATTCCAGTGAAATATGAGAATGGTCCTTCATTACAATGTCAAATAGATATTATTTCATTTTTGTTTTATTCTCATGTAACTGTAATGTTTAATGATCCTTCAGGACAAGAGTGGAAATATGAAGGTGGTGCAGGAGGATTAGGTGTTGGAGATATTTCTGGAGAAGGTATAATTACTTATGGAGATTTAGATGTATTAACCAAGGCAACTACTTTTGAAGTATCTTTTATAAGTGCTGATGGTGGTGGTACACAAGTATCTTGGGGATCTAGTGGTAACGCATTTGCTGCTGGTGTTGGTGAAGGCTTTGGAGTCTTTGGTGGCAGTGGTGGATGGTCAAAAGTAGGATAGTTATGGCAAAGAAAAAAGATCCAAGATTAGCAAGAGCAGGAGTTTCTGGTTATAATAAACCAAAGCGTACTCCAAGTCACCCTACTAAATCTCATGTTGTAGTAGCAAAAGTAGGGGATAAAATAAAAACAATACGTTTTGGACAACAAGGCGTAAAAGGAGCTGGTAAAAATCCTAAGTCAGCAAAAGATAAAGCTAGAAAGAAATCATATTATGCTAGACATAATGCACAAGATTCAAGTCCTTCTAAACTTTCAGCAAGATACTGGTCACACAAAGTAAAATGGTAGGGGTTATTGTTGTATTTATATTACTCTGGGTATGGATTGCTCATGAGATAAAGCATGCACCTCTCATAGATGATGATACATATATGGAAAGAGACAAACAATGGTACATAGATCAGTATAATAGAAACAGATCTTACAAAGATCAAATACAAACTTGGGAACAGTTTAAACAAAAAACAAAGCCCTATGGAAAACAAACCCTATAAACCATTACCAGACTATCTTACAATAGGTCCTTCAGACATACACGGTGCTGGGATCTTTGCAAAAGAAGATATACCTGCAGGAATAGATATGGGAATCACTCATGTCTATGATCCTGAGTTTCAACATGATTACATACGTACTCCACTAGGAGGATTTATAAATCATCATAATGAACCTAACTGTGAATTAGTAGAAGATGATGCAGATTTTACATACAAGAAACTAAAAACTCTCCGTAAAATAGAAATGGGTGAAGAAATCACTCTCAAATACAGTTTATATAAATTTAAATAAATATTTTAGTCTTAAACTTTTTTTATTTAAACTATTTATGTATGTTTGTAAATAGTATTAATTTAAAAACCAATTTAAAATGGCAAACAAGACTATCAAGCTGGATCCTAACGTAGATCCAAATCAAAAAGAACTTTCTAAAGAAGAAATGGCTGAACGTAGAGAAGAGATTACTAAGTTCTACAAAGACAACATACCACATTTAACTGTTCAAGCAGAGTATGAAGAATTACTATGTGTTATTGAAGAGTCTAGAGCAAAGAGAATGCAAGCTCAAATGTATTTAGCACAAGCATTTGCAGCCCAAAAAGAAGGAAACAATAATGTCAGCCCAAATTCTGATGAAGCAAAAGCTTTTAAAGAAGCAATGGAAAATGCTGCAAGTAAAGTAGAATAAATGAGAATTTTAAAAAGAGGTGATAAGAATCCTGATGTAATGAAGGTTCAACAAAAATTAGGATTAACACCAGATGGAGATTTTGGACCAATAACTGAGAAGCATGTTATTAGATTTCAACTTACAAATGGATTAACTCCTGATGGTATTGTTGGATCTGAAACTTGGTCATTAATGTTAAACTTTGGAACAAGACACATGGATGCAATTGATGAAGATAATGATTTATCTAGTCAATATTTTAACACCCCTTATGATCAGATAATACACAAATATTATTTACCTGACGGAGAATATGTTAAAAGAAATAAGAGTAATCCTGTAGATAATAAATGGATATTTTTACACCATACAGCAGGTAATGCAAATCCATATGCTTGTGTAGATATGTGGGGTAGAGATACAAGAGGTAGAGTTGCTACAGAATTTATACTTGGTGGACAAAATCATAGAAACAATAGTGATGAATATGATGGTGTAATGGTACAAGCTTTTCCAGAAGGAAATCAAGGCTGGCATTTAGGTAAAACTAAATCAGGTATAATGAATAGAAATTCAGTAGGTATAGAAATATGCAATATGGGTTATTTAGATAGTAACAAAAAAACTTATGTTGGATCTACTTGTCATGCTGATCAGATATGTGAGTTACCTGAAGCATTCAAAGGTAGATTATATTGGCATAACTATTCTGATAAACAACTCAAAGAGATTGATAAGTGGATTAGATGGGTAGGAGAAAGAGATGAGATAGATGTTAGAATAGGATTAAAACAGTATATCAAGAAGTATGGTCCTTCAAAAGGTTTTGGATATCAAGAAGATGCATGTCAAGGTAAAGTACAAGGATTACTTACACATACTAATGTTAGAAATGATAAGATGGATTGCTATCCGCATCCAGGATTAGTGGATTTAATAATGAGTTTATAGTATGGCATTAGTTAAGAAAGTAGATTTAAAATTAAAAGTTGGTATGGATAAATGTATCATGTACCAAATTTTATCTTATTGTTTTTTTAAAGAAATAATTATAAGTAATTCTGATCTTAAATTTTTGATGGAACTTTCTAAAAGAAATGGAATAGAATTAACTAAGTTTTGTATAGAACTAGTTAATAAAGATATCTTTAAGAGTCCACAATCAGCACGTAATGCTATTACAAAAGCTGCTAAGAAAGGATTAGTTATAAAAAATGGTACAAATAAAAAGACTATTTCTATTAGTTCTGATATTAATGTACAAGTAGAAGGGTTAGTATTACTAGATTATAAAATATTAGGTAATGAATCCCAAGAAGCATAAGGTATTTAAAGAAGGTATAGCAGAAAAGGTGGGTGTTCATCAATCTGTTGTAGATGATTTTATTTCTTTTTATTATGCAAAACTTAGAAATAAGTTATCTAATTTAGAATATCCTAGAGTTCAAGTAGATGGTCTAGGAACATTTGTTTTAAGGAAATCTAAATTAGATAAAGCTATTAAAAAAAATAAAAGTATGTTAGGTAACATTGCTAAAAGAACATATAATGGTTTTGCTAAGAGTGAAGATATAAACCGTAATATAGAGCAAATGGAAAAGGCTATGCAAGAAATAGAAAATAACATTAAAACTAAAAAGGAGTTTAAGAAAAATAAAAATGGCAAGTAAAATAAAACAATTATTAGGAGCATTTAAAAATCTTGATCAGATTGCAGAAGGATTATCTAATAATGTTTTTAAAAAGGAACACGTTGAAGCTGTAGCAACAGATAGATTTCAAGTATGTATAGGTTGTTCATTATTTGATGCATTTGGTAAAGATTGTTTAGCTCCAGGAACACAACCATGTTGTTCAGATTGTGGTTGTAGTTTAGCTTTTAAAGTTAGATCTTTATCATCTGAGTGTCCAAAAGGTTTTTGGAAAGCTTATGTTGATGAGGAAACAGAAATAAAAATAAACCAACAAATAGAAGAAAATGCACAATAAAGAATTAATAAATGATGATACAGATGTTACAGCTGAATTAGTTGTAATATGGTGTACAACAGATACACATAATTTAATAACTGAATGTCATGGCAGTAGTATTTAAAGAAGAAGGGCATGTTTATGAGAGCATTGACCAAGATAATATTACTTGGACAAGTGTAACAGGTCTTGTAGGTAAATTTAAACCTAAGTTTGATAGAGATGGTCAAGCACTAAAGTCATCTAAAAACAAAAGGTCTAAGTGGTATGGTATGAAACCAAAAGATATCATAGCTGCTTGGGATGGTGAAACACAAAGAGCTATTAACCTAGGTAATTTTTATCATAATCAAAGAGAGGCTGATATGATGGAATTTAAAACTATAGAAAGATATGGTACAGAGGTACCTATAATAAAACCTATAGTAGATAATAATGGTATAAAGATAGCACCTAAACAAAAACTAGAAGAAGGAGTATATCCTGAGCATTTAGTTTATTTAAAATCTGTAGGTATATGTGGTCAAGCTGATTTAGTAGAGATAGTAAATGGCTATATAAATATTACAGATTATAAGACAAATAAAGAAATAAAAGAAAAAGGATTTACTAATTGGGAAGGTATAACAAATAAAATGTTTAGACCTGTAAACCATTTAGATGATTGTAATTTAAACCATTATAACTTACAACTCAGTATTTATGCGTATATTATTAAAAAGCATAACCCTAAACTTAAGATAGGTAAACTAGTTATTCAACATGTTAAGTTTAAACAAATAGGAGAAGATAAAAATGGATATCCCATTAATGAACATGTTGATGGTGAACCAGTATTAGAAGAAATAAAAATGTATGAACTACCATATCTAAAAGATGAAGTAAGATCATTGATGATGTGGAAAAAAGATAACCAATGAAATTAAAAGAATTTACAGCAGCTGTACCAATACAATCATCAACATCAAAAATACCAACTGATTTTCAGTTTTATATGACTAAGGTAACTATAGATCTTAATGATGTAGCATACTTTAAACAGTACTTTCATTATGGAAGAGAAGCTTTCCAAGATGACTATACTGAAGTATTAATGAAAGGTGCAGAAAAACCTATAGTATTACAAATAGGTTATGAAGAATTTAAAAGTGAGATAGCATGATAGTAAGATTATTTGATGTACAAAATCAAACATTAGTAGTAACAGAGCATTGTTATGCATTACCATTCTTAAAGAAGATAATGGATAAATACCCTGATACATATATGCAGGTATATCAATATGTATTTTATATGACATGTCCTGATCCAGACATCAACCCATTCTTTAATTTACCTGAACATGAAAAGGAAGATATAATTATAGAAGAAATAAATTTAGAAGAATCACCAGAGGATGGACCAATAAGATATGCTATGGACATGTGTAAAAAACTATATGAAACACCAACATATAGAGCATATGTAGGTATTAAATCTATGTTAGATAGATTAGCTAAGTATATGGAGGTTACTGCAATAGAGCATGGTAGAGATGGTAATATGAATTCTATGATTAATGCTGCAGCTAAGTTTGAGCAAATTAGACAATCTTACAAAGGTGCATTTTTAGATATGAAGCAAGAACAAGAAAGCTCTGTGCGTGGTGGTGCAGGATTAGCTTATGACCAATTATAAAAATTAAATCAACAAATATGGCTAGAAAAGTAATACCGGTAGGTAATAAACTATTATTAAAAAAAACTAAACAAGCAACAAAAACTGCAGGAGGAATTATTATTCCTGAAATAGCACAAAAGAAAGAATACAAAGGAACTGTTGTAGGAATAGGTGCTGAAGTAAAAGAAATAAAAGTTGGAGATATAGTTCAATATGCTGATTATGCAATGCCAACACCAATGGAACATGAAGGAGAAGAACATTTATTAGTTCAAGCTGGTGATGTATTTGCAATAATTAGAGATGAGTAGAACTATACCTACATATGATAATAATAAATGGACAACCACTGAATTTAAAAATGATTTAGAATTCAGAGAGTTTATTGAGTCTATCTTTAGTGAACCTGGAGAATATGGGTTTACTGAAATGGCTTATAAATTCAATGAAGAAGCTAAAAGATTTAATAAAGAAGGAGTATACTGCACAAGTCCATTTAGATCCAAAGATTTTACTACATATTGGAATGACCAAAAAGATAAATGTAGAAATGGTGTTATATACATTGATAAGGACAAGACCTGGTATATAACTAGAGATTATTATATGTGGTTAAACTTTCTTCCTATATTTGATAAGGAAGAAAAAAAGTATGGGTTTGCAAAAGTAAGAGATGCACAATACCATATGGCATTATATGAATGGTTAGCTGAGTTAAATAATCAGCATGCTGCTATACTTAAAAAACGTCAGATAGCATCATCATACTTTCATATGGCTAAGATAATTAATACATACTGGTTTGAAGAAGGTAGTACATGTAAAATTGGTGCATCATTAAAAGACTTTATTAATGATAAAGGATCTTGGAAGTTTTTAGAAGAATATAAAATTTTTTTAAATGAGCATACTGCCTGGTATAGACCAAGTAACCCTGAGAAAGTTTTATTATGGCAACAACAAATAGAAGTTAAAGTTGGTAATAGAAAAACAGCTAGAGGATTAAAATCTAAAATACAAGGTGGATCCTTTGAAAAGAACGCTACAACTGGAGTTGGTGGACCTTGTACTTATTTCTTTCATGAAGAGGCAGGAATTGCTCCTAAAATGGCTGAGACGTATGAATACTTACGTCCTGCAATGTCATCTGGAATGATGACTACAGGTATGTTTATAGCAGCAGGATCAGTGGGAGATTTAGATCAGTGCAAGCCATTAAAAGATATGATACTAAATCCTGAATCAAATGATATATATGCTGTAGAGACAGACTTAATGGATGCTGACGGAACAATTGCT